CAGGTTCCTGCTGGACCGGCCGGGGAAGGGCCCGTGCAGCGGGGCGCGGCCGGTGATGACCTCGGCGAGGACGAGTTTCTGCTCACGGTCCTGGCTGCCGAATCCGAGCCCGGTCAGTACGGTGTGCAGCTTGGTCAGCTGGGCGTCGCTGATGGATCCGGGCTCGTCTTCGGCCATGAGCCCCGGCTCGTCTTCGGCGGGCAGCGGCGGGAGCGGCTGCGCACCCCGAGACGGCGCGGCCCCGGCAGCCCTGGGGACATCATCCCGCGCCGTGCTTTCACCAGTGGTCCCGCTGCTAGCGGCCCTTGCGGGGCTGTCGACGCGCGGCTGGCTGCGGGTGTCATCTCCCGCCGCTGCCGTCTCCCGCCGCGCCGCGCCGTCTCCGGCCTGGCGGGCGAGGTCTTCGACGTCAACCGGGGTGGCTTTCTTGAGCAGCTTCTCGCGCTGCGCCAGGGTGTTCTGGATGTGGTCTTGCTGGCGGCGCGTGATGAGGCCGTCCCTGTGGGCCTGGGCGGCGCCGGTGTACATCCCCCGCGCGGCTTCCACGTCGGTGAAGGTGAGGGCGGCCCCGATCGCCTGCTCGTAGAAGCCCGGGCCGTCGTCCTGCGGTGCCGGGGCCGGGCTGTCGTCTTCTTCCCGGTCGGAGAAGATGCCCCCGGCGGCGGTGGCGTCGACGACGGCGCCGACGATGGCCCGCTTCTGGGCGCGCTTCATGAGCGCGTTCCAGTCCGCCCGGTATTCGCCCGGCGCCGGGATGCCGCGGTCGGGATCACCCTTCCACTTGGTGGGGTTGGCTACGCGCCCGTCCTGCTTGGCGAACTTCCGTTCCCTGGCCTCGGCCTTGTCCTGGACCTGCGCGGCGGACTGGTAGAACTTGCTCTCGTCGTAGTCGGCGGTGCCTTCGCAGGTGGCCTTGATGTCGAGGGTGCCGTCGGGGAGGCGCCTGGCGACGATGGCGCGGTAGGTGATGCCGTGCTTGCGCCCGTCGTCGTCGCGCTCGACTTCGACGCGTTCGCAGCTGCAGCTGAGCCCGAACCACTGGAGGAGCTTCTGGGCGCCGGGGCGCCACAGGCTCTTCTCTTCGCCGTTGGTGCCGGGGATGTGCCCGAAGTCGGTGCCTTCCCGGAGGACGGCTTTGGTGCAGGCGCGTACCTGCTCGTCGAGGGCCTTGGCGTCCTCGGGCGTCATGATCATCCGCGCCTGGTATGCCTCGGCCTGTCCGCCCGCGTAGGGCGCGATGTCGGTGGTGGTCATGATGTTCCCCCTGTTGGCTGCGCGGAGTCTCCGGGCTGGACGCAGCACGGGCATCGCCCTTCGAGCTCCGGCGGGTTGTAGTAGGCGTGCGGCCCGGGACCGTTCGGGCAGTCGTCCGGGTGTGCGCGGCACAGTGGCGGGCCTTGCCTGGCGGCGTACTCCGGGTCGATGGCCGTCTGCCACTCGTGCCGGGCGGCGGGCGTCAGGCTGCCGCGGCCGATGACGGCGGCGGTGTTCGCCTGGATGGCGTGCGCGATGGCGCGGCCGATCATGGCCATCTCGTGGACGCATCCGGCGTGGGGGCAGCCGTAGCTGCACGCGTCGCCGAGGAGGATGTCGTTGGCCTCGCTAAAGTTGTCCGGCCCGTTCACGATGCCGCCTGCGCGGCTTCGCGGCGGGTGACGATCTCGCGGGCCCACGCGGCGTCGAGCTCGGCCCAGTCTTCCCAGCCGTCGTCCATGCTCAGCGCGAAGCCGAGTTCCACGGCGGCGTCCATGCCGATGGCGAGGTCGTCCCGCATGCCGTGGTAGCCGGCGCCGTCGCTGAGCTGGCCGAGGACGCACCGGCATTCGCTGGACAGGAGGAGCGTGGCCAGCTCGACCTGCCCGGCCCAGCCGGGTATCTGCCCGTCGAGGAACACCGCGCCTGCCGCCGCGCGTGCGGCGTAGTCCGGGCCGTTCACGATGCCGCCTGCGCGGTCTCGCTGAGCTGGGCGCGCCGCATCGGCCGTGGCCAGCTGTGGACCCAGCCGGTGCCGGGTACCCATTTCCAGCCGCGCGGGCAGTCCAGGGTTTCCTCGATCGAGGCGACGACGGTGCGGGCGCACTGGCATTGCACGGGCTCACCGGGCCACAGGACCTGGCAGTCACTCCAGCTCATCGCGTCGCCGCCGGGTAGTCCAGCTCGAACGTGAACGGCTCGACGGGCTGGTCGGAGTCGAACGCCCTGATGAACTTCAGGACGCTGTCCGGGTGCGGGACCCGCACCCGCATCCGGAGGCCGCCGCCGCTGTCGCTGTCGTACACGGTCAGGTTGTCCCTGCCCGCGTAGCAGTCCGTGCCGGGGAAGGCCTCCTCGAGGGCGTAGGCCACGGGGCAGGAGAAGGCGGACCGGGGTACGCCCCTGGCGATGTGCTCGGCTGTGACGCTGACGGCGGTCACCGTGTCACCGCCGCGTGCCGTCCGCGCCGGGCGACGTCACGCGCGCAGCGGAACAGGTCGTGCTCGGCGCTGGCCCGGGCAGCGACCTCGACGCCGGCGGCAGCGACCCACTCGCCGTACTCGGAGTCCGGGGGGCAGTCGTCCTGTTCCAGCCAGTCCGCCGCCGACCCGAGCCAGTCCCCGGAGACGTACGCCTCGGCAGCCTGGATGTCGTAGAGGGTGACCGAGTACAGCGTCCGGTACTCCGGGTTGACCTGGCAGCAGCGGGGGCACACCCACTGCTCGAGCCTGTCCATGTGCCATCCGGCGGCCTGCGCGGACCGCCGCAGCGCCCGGAACGAGAGCGCGCCGGCGTCGCGGTGGACGGAGTCGCAGGGGATGGGGGTTTCGGCGAGGGCGGCGGGGTAGGCGCAGCGCAGTTCGAACAGGTGCGGCCAGCCTCGCCCTGTCTCCCGGCCGGTGACCTCGTAGCCGACGGGGGCGGGCGGGGGACCGGGCAGGGCGGGGAACATGTCCGGGCCGTGCGGCCGGGCGCGGAGCATGGCGAGCGGCGCGGCGGCGGGTCCGGGGTCCGGCGGGTACTGGCCGGGATGCCAGGTCACGGCGCCGGGGCCGATGCCGCTGAAGTACCCGCTCCCCGGCGGGTTGCCGGGTTCGGCGCCGGCGTGGGCGATGGCCTGCCGGTAGTCCTCGGCCGGGGTGACGGCCGGCGTGTAGCGGGGCTGGCTGCGCAGGGCGGACAGGGGCATCGTGGTGCCGTCCCAGTCGGGCGGCCCGGCGTCCTGGAGGGCTTGGGTGATGTCGCGGCCGTCGCCGGTGAAGTCGGGGCGCCGTCCGTCTGGGTTGCGGTGCCGGCGGAATCTCGGGGATGTCACTTAGGGTGGTCCCTCCATCATTTGTTACCTTTGGAAGCGGGATGGTCCCGCCTCCCTTGGGGCGCCGTGTCAGCGGCGCCCCTTTTTTTGCGTCTAGGCGGCCGGGATCTTCGTCTCCGCGCCGCTCTCGATGTCGTCGATGTCGTCGCCGGCCCAGTCGCTGATGTCGCTCAGCCTGACGCGGAGTCCGCGGGCGATCGGCTTGAGAGTCCTGACGGCGACCGGCCTGGGCGTGCCCCGGCTGGTGATGTCCCAGATCTTGTCCCGGGGGATGCCGATCTCCCGGGCGAAGTCGGTGATGGTGTCGCCGCGCCTCCGGATCAGCGCGCGGATCTTGACCTTGTCCGGCACTGCGCTCGGTATGTCTGGCATGTGGAGACCATAGGCCCCATTTCCATGTGCCGTCAACCCAACCGCAGATAAATCCCGGCTAGCGGTATCGGCGAGATGTCTGCGGTAACTCTGCGAGATGCGGTCTACGCTGCGCTTATTCCTTGTATGATGCCGGTTACTTGACGGCAACCGCTCCGGCGTCCAAAGTCAGTACGGGGCGGTACATCTCGGCGCAAAGGGGACACAGCACCGATGCCAGCCAACCGGAGACGGTCCGCAGCTACAGCGCCATACGACAGGTGGGTCCTGCTCGGCAGCCAGCTGGAACTGCGCCGCCGGACCCTCGGCCACACCTACCGGAAGACGTTCGAGCGCGACCACGGCGTCAACACGCGGCTTGCCGCCGACATCGAGAAGGCCGCCAAGGAGCGGGTCAACACGTTCATGCCGGGGACGCTGCAGCTGATCGCGCGGGGGTACGCGGTCACGTACGAGTCGGTGCTGGCCGTGCTGCGCGGCGAAGCCGACGACCTGGTCCCGGCCGCCGTCCCGCCCGCGCCGCCCGACGAGGCGCCGCCGCTGGACCCGGCCCGGGCCGCCTCCGACCGCACCTATTTCGACGAGATCCAGGGACGGCTGGGCCTCCTGCGCGCCCGGGGCACCCCCAACCCGTCCGGCCGCCAGCTGTTCCCCGACGCACCCGACGACGCCAAGGCGTGGGACGGCATCGGCGCGCGGCTCGACATCGATGCCCGGGTGTGGTTCATCGCGGACCTGCGCCGCCGCGCCGCGGGCCGTGACGGCGACTCCGGCACCGGCGCGACGAGCGCGTTAAGCCGCGGCCGCGCCGCAGCCCGCCGCGGGGCGTGACTACTGTCCGTGACGTCCGTAATGGTTATCGCATACATCGCCCGTACCGCTTGCGCAATCGCGCGCTGTCGCTTGTGATGTGATTTTGGCGTCACGACGCAGTACGCCCGCCCGCGAGCACAGGACGGCACCGGAGGCTCACCCGGGCGGGCAGGGTCAGGGAGGGACGAGACGATGGCCGATCCTGCGCGGAGAAGCGCAGCGGGGCCCGCGGCACCCGGCTGGGGTGATGTCCGGCGGCAGATGATGGTGTCCGCGCAGGCCTGCGCCACGGCGGTGGCCGCCTACCTGGCCGCCGGGGGTGATGACGCAAGCGCCCCGGCGGTGATGGGCGCGATGGCCATCAGCGTCCTGCAGGACCTGGGCGCGATGGCGCGGCGCCTCGACGTCGGCGAGGCGGTGATCGAGGCGGAGCGGGACCGGGCGGTGGCCGAGGACCGGGCGGCGGTGCCGCGTCCCCGCGGCGGTCACCTGCGCGCGGTCACCTGACCGCGCGTTAAGCTGGTGCCGAGGGCTGAGATTCCTAGGCTCAGGGCAGCGTCGTTCAACAGGACGATCAACAAAAGCAGGACGCCGGACGTATCGCGAGATCCCGCGCTGAGGGCATTCATCAGCGATTCCGGTATGCGGGGTGGAGAATCGGGATTCCCCGCCGCTGCCTCTCAGTCGCCGGTCGCGCAGGCCAGCTTGGCCAGGAGCTCGTCTTCGGTGCGGGCGTGGGTCATCTCGCCGCTGAACGGGTCGCCGGGCTCCGGCTTCCACGCGTGCCAGGTGCCTTCGACGAGGCAGATGTCGGCCTCGGGGTGGGTGCGTGCGATCTGGGCTATGCGTGCTGCGGTGATCCCCTCCATCTGGGCACGCTACGCCATATGGAGACGGATGACGAGGGTCTCCACATAAGGGCGCGCCAGCGAGGATTCGGACCTCGGACCTGCCGCTACGTCACGGCCGCTCTGTCCGGCTGAGCTACTGGCGCCTGAACAGGCCGAGACTAACACGGCGTTACCGATGTGTCACGCTGTGACTCTGATGTCGTCAGTCCCTGCAGGTAGCGGATCGACCCCGCGCAGCGCGCCCGGCTGCTCGCCCAGGGCCACGCGCCGGTAGCAGTCGGGCCGCGCCGTCGGGTCGTCCGGGCTGCACGCGGCGTGGATGGCGCCGTCCGTCCCGGTGATCGCCCCGTACCCGCCCGGCGTCCGGCCGCCGCAGATCTTGCCGCAGTGGTAGCAGCTGTAAACGCTGGTGCTGGCCATGCTGCTCAAGCGACGTGCCGTTCGGAGTACATGCCGGCCAGCGCGGGCTCGAACGGCTCGAGGTGCTCGCGCCACAATCCGCCCAGCGCCGCGGCGTTCGTCGCGTCGTGCTCGAGCAGGTACTTCAGGTGCCGCAGGCCGTGCATCAGGACGTGCCAGTCCGACGGCTCCGGCGGCTCGTCCGGCGCGTGCGTCCGCGGCTTGCCTACCTCGTCCGCCGCCTGGACCGTGATGGGCCGCGCGTCCGGCCAGATCGCCCGGACGAGATCCCCGGGCTCGACCACGACCATGTAGGTCACGATCAGGCACGCCTCGTCGGCGCGCCATGACGTCGAGTGCATCAGCAGCACCTGGTCATCGTGGATGTAGTGCAGGCCCAGCTCAAGCTCCAGCTCGAAGTGCGGTCCGGAGTCCGAGGGGACCGGCGCGGTGCGCCAGGCGTCGTCGCCGCTGACGAGCCACAGTCCCGCGCGGTCGGCCGCGACGACCCATCCCTCGACGATGACTGGCATGTTCTCGGCCATTACTGCTCCTTCCGCCGTCGCGACCGCTCGATGAGCCGGCCGGCGGCCTGCTTGGTCATCCGGGTCCGCTTACCGAGGACCGTCAGGGTCAGGCTCTCGGCGTCCTTGATGCGGGCTGCGGCAGCGGCGCGCTCGTCCGCGTTCTCGATGGCGAACTCCGCCAGCATCTGCCCCGCCTCGGTGGCCCTGTCGAAGTGGCGCTGCGGGTCGGAGGTGACGTGCAGCGCGCTGAGCAGCCGTTTCCAGCTCTCACGGAATGCCTCTACAGCGCGGGTGTAGTCGTCGTCACCGTCAACAGGGGGGTTGCCCACACCCACCAGCATAAACGGGCCGTCTACCCCCTAGACGACGGCTAGGGGTAACCGGGGGGTTGACGGTTGTCACCCCCCCGGTTACGGTGGAACCAGACCAACCGGACGACTACGCGAGGACGGACACCTTGGACACTCCGGCTCCCGCCGCAACGTGGCTGCTGCCCGCCGAGGCGGCCGCCATCCTCAAGGTCCATCCCCGCACGGTCAGCGTCTGGGCACGCAAGGGCAAGATCACCCGCGTCCAGCGCACGATCGGCGGTCACCGCCGTTACGACGCCCCGGAGATCTTCGGGCTCGCCAGCGCGTTGAGGGCGGCGGCCTGAGATGACCCTGCCCCTAGCTCAGTCCCGCGTGCTGCGCTACCTGGCGCACGCCGGGCCGGCCACCGAACTGGGCGTCACCGCGGGCCTGCGCATGGGCCGCACCGACGTGCACAATCACCTGCGGGCGCTCGCCGCCAAGGGCCTCGCCGTCGCGGACGCGAGCACCTGCCCGGCGTCCTACACGGCCACCGACGACGGCAAGGCAATCCTCGCGGCCGGGGACGGTGCCTGATGGCCAGCCCCGCCCTGAACGTGAAAGGCAGCCCGGCGCTAGCACGCCGGACCGCCGCAGCTCGCCCTGTCCGTCCCCACGAAGAAAGGCTGACCGATGCCCAAGCTAGCACAGGCCACCGACAGCGACCCGGACCGGATGGACGGGCCGCGCATCACCCCGCTGTTTACCGAGCTGTTGGAGGAGGAGGCCGCCCGCCGCGGACTGCCCCCGGAGCCGTGGGCGGCGTGACCCGCCGCGCCGTCGTCGCGGTCGCGGTCGCGGTCGCCTGCTGGCTGGCGCTGTTCGCCGGCGTCGCCCTGATCGCGCTCGACCCGGGGCGGGGCTGGATCGGCGTCACCGTCATCATGGCCGCCCTCGTCGCCGGCTCGGCCGCCCTGGCGTGGCTGAGGAGGGGGCAGCGGTGACCGCCGTGCACCTGTACGCCTGCGACCCGGTAGCCGACCACGGCACCCCCGTCCCGCCGTCCGAGCGGCGCCCGCTGCACCTCATCGCCGCTGACGCCCTGGACTACCTGTGCGAGGTCTGCTGGTCCGCGCCCGGCGAACCCTGCGACGTCGCGGGAATACATCTCGCGCGCCTGGCGCGGGCCCGCCGCCGCGGTGCGGTCAGCGCCGCGGACATGGCCGTCGTGCTCGACGCGGCACCGGACGCGTTCACGCCCGCCACCGTCATCCCCTGCGTCCCGGCTGGAGTGGCATCGTGACCGCCTTCCAGCTGAGCGAGCAGCAGCAGGTCCGGGACGCCGCCGGGCTGCGGGATCGCTGCTGCGCCTGCGGTCACCTCCCGGCGGACGGCGACCCCCTGGTCATCTCGTCCGGCGGGTCGCGCATCCACCGGTCCCACTTCACCGACGAGTCCAGCGGCTTCTACGGCGAGCCGTTCGCGGAGGAATCATGAGCACCGCGCACGCCCGGCAGCTGCCCGGCTGGGTGACCCCGCACAACCTGGCCCTGATCGCCGCCGCGGTCGCCGTGGCGGTCGTGGTCACCGGCCTGGTCCGGGCCGTGGGCCGGCTGGCCAAGGCTGTCGGCGTGGCCGCCGCGCCCGCACCGGCCCCGAAGTCGTCCGGCCGGGGGACGGCCTTCCTGGTGGCCTCTGCGGCTGCCGCCGGGGGCTGGTTGCTGTGGAAGCGCGGGGCCGCCGCCTCCGGGGTGGCAGCCGCGCCGGTCCCGCATCCGGCGCCCACGGTCACGGTGACCGCCCCGCCGCACGCCGCCGCGCCGCACGTCACCCTCGCGTTCCTGAATCACCTGACCGGGACCGAGTGGACGGTGATCGTCGTGGCCGCCCTGCTGGTCGCCTTCGCCATCGTCCGCCCGCTGCTGAAAGGCAGCGGCTCATAGACCCCCCGCCGCCATCCGGCGGCCGGGACATCCCCGCTAGGAGAACCGAAATGCACGCGCACCTCATCGCCGCAGGCAGCCCGAACGGCTGGCAGTACGCGACGGAAAGCTGGAGCAAGGGCGGCGTGGTCCTGGGCCTCGCCATCCTCTTCGTCCTCGTCGCTGTCGTCACCGCCGTCGTCAAGGCCAGCTAGCGCGAGAGCCCGGCTAGGCACCGAAACCACGCCGGGCCCCCGCAGACCCATCCGCTCGAAGGAGAAGGCCGTGACCACATCGAACCACGCCCGCCGCCCGCTGGCGAGGCTCGCCCTCGCCGCCGGGGGCGTCGGCGTCCTCGTCGCGCTGGCCGCGGCCGAGCGCTACGCCGCGGGCACCATCGGGGGCGCCCGCGGCACGCTCGCCGCTGTCCTGCTCGCCGGGGCCGTGTTCTCCGGCTGCGGCCTGGTCCACAGCCTGCGCTCCCGCCGGGTACCGGGGCTGACCCGCCCCGCCCCGGTCCGGCTGCCCGAGGCGGCGGCCGACCTGCCCGAGCCCGCCGGCTCGCTGAGCTGATCAGGAAGCGAGGGACATCATGACGGTTCAGGCCGCGAACGGCCGCGCCCGCTTCTGCGCGTGGGCCGTGTTCGTCTCCATGGCCGGGACGACCATGTCGTTCCAGGTCTATCACTCGGTCGAGCTCGGCCACATGCCCGCACCGCTCGCCGTCCTTTACGGTGTCGTCCCGCTGTGCATCTCGATGCTCCTCATCGAGGTGGTGTCCGGCTGGGAGGGCGCCCCGAAATGGACTCCTGCCGCCGCCTACCTGATTATCGGCGGGGCGATGTTCCTTTCAGCGGCTGCGACGGGGGCGGTGGTATTGCGTGCCGCCCCGCCGCATTCGTCGCTGCTTTTCGGCCTGCTGCTCGACGGTGCCGCTATCCTCGCGGCGCGTTTCCTGATGACCGCCGCGAAAAGGGACGTGAAGGCGGAGGCCGCCGCGCTGGAATCAGCGGCGCAGGCCGAGCGGGACGCCCGGCTCGACGCTGAGGCTGAGCGTGACGCCATGCGGGGGGAGCGCGACACTGCCCGCCGCGCGTCGGCCGACGCTGCCGACCGCGAGGCGACGCTGGCCGGGGAAGTGGAGCGACTCAAGGCCGACGCTGCCACGCCGAAGCCGGACCGGCGCAAGCCCGACGCTGCACCGCCTGACACCGACGGCAATACCGACGACATCGACGTCCAGGCCGAGGCGCTCGCCATCCTCGCCGCCGAGCCGGACATCTCGGGTTCCGAATTGGGCCGCCGTCTCGGCTTCAAGCCGAGCTACGGCAGGACCCTCAGGCGGAAGCTCACCGTGACCGCCCCGGGAGGTGGCGGGTGATGGCCGGGATGAGGGCCGGATTTCCCGCGATTCCCGGCCGCCGCCACGAGCCCCGCACGGTCGTCCCCCTCCCCCGGGGGAGGGGTCGCCCCTCTTCAGCAGGGGCGGCTCCTCGCGCGACCCGCGCCCGCGAGTCCCGCGCGCGTGATTTTACCCCTGCCCGCGAGGAGGCCGGCTGTGCGGACTGATGCGCCGGTCCTGCCGAGGGCGTGCCGTGAGCATGTCGACCTGATCAACCAGGAGATCGCGGCAGGCAACCACGAGCAGGCGTTCTACCTGGCATTCCAGTACTTCCGGGCCCGCGTGAAGCACATCCAGGGCAGGCGCCGCGAGCAGGACGCGGACGCGTTCCGCCGTCACGCCGCGCACCTGCTCGCCGAGCTCGCGGGCCAGGTCCATGACCACGCCCCGAAGGACGAGTACCGGCCCGTCTCGCTGCTGCCCGGCGGCGACTGGCGGCCCTGATGAAGCGACGGAAGGAGGATGCGATGACCGACCCGGCCAGGCCGACGATACGGCTGCGACCGCCGCAGGGCGACGCTGGCGTCGCCCCCGACACTGAGGGCGACGCGGGACCCGACGCTGTGTCGCCCCGGCTTCCGGCCTCAGTGTCGGCCGACACTGCACCGGCGGCCGTACCGCTCAGCGTCGCCTCCCGCGTCGGGGTTGCCCTCGGGCACCACGTCCGGGGCTTGTGGCTCGACCCCGGCCGGCTGCTGCATTCGCTGTGGTACGGGAAGCCCGGCTCGATGGCCGAGCACATGGCCTACCTGAAATCCGCCGCGTGGGTGCCGCAGGAAATGACCGGGAAATGGCGCGCATTCTTCGTCATCGCCGGGATTGCCTATCAGCTGATTGTCGCGTGGCCGCTGATGGCCGCCGCCAAGGCGGTAGGTGCTGCCGCGCCTTATCCCCTCGCCATGCTCGGCCTCGCCGTTCTCGCCATCGCCCTGATCGTCCTGCTCTGAAAGGAACCGCCATGCATATCGCGTGGGATCCGCTGATCGTCGCCGGCCTCGTCGCGGCCTGCGCGGCCGGCCTCTACCACTTCACCGGCTGGGCCCGGGCGACCGGCCTCGTGGTGGCCGCCGCCCTGGCGGCGCTCGTGGTGGCCGTCCCACCGCTGTCGAAGCTCGCGCATCACCCCGTGTCGTCGGGGTTCCCGCTCCTGGTCGTCATCGTCGGCGCGGTGATCTTCGCGATCCTGTTCGTGGTGGTGGTGGTCCGGAATCACGGCGCGCTCCGCAGGCCGCGCCGTAAGAGCGGCGCGCAGGACAAGGCGGGGGCGGCCGAGCCGAAGTCGGCGCACCCGAAGGCCGCTCACCACCGGGCCATCTTCGTCACCGTCGGCGCGATGGCGTTTATCTTCGCGCTGGTCACCAGCTGGCACCCGGCCGCGCACGCCGTCCAGCACGGCGTCTCGCAGACCGTCAACGGGATCACCCAGTAGGGATGGAACCGGCCGTGACGCTGACCATGCAGCCGGAAGGGGACGACGTGCTCACCGGGCACGTCGTCTCCGCCGAGAGCGTGCCCCCGGCACGGGAGGCGCCCGCCGTCGCCGCCCGGCCGGGGGCACCCCGCCTGCTGTGGCAGCATCACGGCCCGGCGGTCGGCCCGTTCCTGGCCCTGGCCGCCGTCTGGGCGGACGGCGCGGCCGCGCACGCCGTCGTCTTCCCCGCGAAGCTGGTCCTGACGGCCGGCGTGTTCGGCGCGGCGTGGAAGCTGAGGCACTGGGGCGCCCGCCGGGACCGCTCGTTCGTGGTTACGTCCCGCGTCGCCGCGCTGGCCTGGGTTCTCGCCGCGGCCTTCCTCGGCCCCGGGTGGCAGCTGAAGGCGATCCTGCTCCTCGCGGGCGGTTTCCTGGCGGCTACCGGCGCCTGCGAGGCGGCGAGGCTGCGGCGCCCGGCTCCTTCGCCTGCCGCCGCGCCGCAGCCCCCGCCTGAACTGCCCGCCGCCACCGTCCTGGCCGCGGCCGTGACCGGGCCGGCCCGCACTCCCGCCACCGCCCGCCAGCCCGCCCTGGACGAGGACGCCTACGTCCCGCCCGCCGCCGCCCTGCTGCAGCCGGGCACGGCGACCGCCGCCCGGACCCCGGTCAACGACGCCACCGTGGCAGCCCTGAACGGGGTGCTCGAGTCGTTCGGCATCGACGCGCAGGTGACCGCCTTCACGCGCGGCCCGCAGGTGACCCGGTATGAGATCACCCTGGGCCCGGCGGTGAAGGTGGAGGCGGTGACCGCGCGGGCGAGGAACATCGCCTACGCCGTCAAGACCGCTGATGTCCGCATCCTGTCCCCGGTCCCCGGCAAGTCCGCGATCGGCGTGGAGATCCCGAACGCGGACCGGGAGACCGTCACCCTGGGCGCGATCCTGGCGTCGCCGCAGATGCGGGCCGGGCACCACCCGCTCGCCGTCGGGCTCGGCAAGGACGTGGAGGGCCGGGTCATCACCGCGAACCTGGCGAAGATGCCCCACATCCTGATCGCCGGGGCGACCGGCGCGGGCAAGTCGGTGTGCCTGAACGGCCTAGTCGTCTCCGTCCTCATCGGGGGCGCCACCCCGGATGACGTGCGGATGATCCTGATCGACCCGAAGCGGGTCGAGCTGACCATCTTCGAGGACATCCCGCACCTGCTGACCCCGGTGATCACCGACCCGAGGAAGGCCGCGGAGGCCCTCGGCTGGGTGGTGGGGGAGATGGAGCGCCGCTACAACGACCTGTCCTCGGCTGGGTTCCGGCACATCGACGACTTCAACGCCGCCGTCCGGGCCGGGAAGGTCAAGCCGCCGCCGGGCAGCGAGCGGCCGTACCGGCCGTACCCGTACCTGCTGGTGATCGTGGACGAGCTCGCGGACCTGATGATGGTCGCGCCCCGCGACGTGGAGGACTCCGTGGTCCGCATCACCCAGCTGGCGAGGGCGGCCGGCATTCACCTGGTGCTGGCCACGCAGCATCCGAGCGTGGACGTGGTGACGGGCCTGATCAAGGCGAACATGCCGTCGCGGCTGGCGTTCGCGACGTCGTCGCTGTCGGATTCGCGGGTGATCCTGGACCGGCCGGGGGCGGAGAAGCTGACCGGGCAGGGTGACGCCCTGTTCCTGCCGGTGGGCGCGTCGTCCCCGGTGCGGCTGCAGGGCGCGTTCGTGTCGGAGGCCGAGATCCGCGAGGTGGTGGCTCGCTGCGGGGAGCAGGGGCAGCCGGACTACCGCAGTGACGTGTTCGCCGACGCCGCCCCGGCCCGCGAGATCAACGCGGAGATCGGCGATGACCTGGACCTGCTGATCCAGGCGGCCGAGCTGATCATCTCCACCCAGTTCGGGTCGACGTCGATGCTGCAGCGCAAGCTGCGGGTCGGCTTCGCGAAGGCCGGCCGGCTGATGGACCTGCTGGAGTCCCGGGACGTCGTGGGGCCGTCGGAGGGCTCCAAGGCCCGCGACGTGCTGGTCCGGCCCGAGGACATGGACGCGACCGTCCTGCTGCTGCGCGGCGGCTAGCCCCCTGTTAAACCCCCGAAAGGTGACAAGAACATGCCATTGAGCGACACGGCCCCCCGCTGGCCGCACATCGACGAGGACGACCGCGATGACCTGATGGCCGAGCGCCGCCGCCTCATCAACTGCCTGACCGCCGTCGAAGAGGCCCTGCGGGAAAAGCACGGCTTCACGACCTGCTCCATCAACCCGCAGACCGTCCGCCCCGGGGAGTGGCCGTGACGTCGCTCCTTGACCGCTTCACCGCACCCGCCGATCCCGAGGAGACCCGCGTGACGAACCCGCCGCCTGCCCTGCCGCGCGGTGTCCCGTGGTGGGCCGGCGTGCACGGCCTGGACCCGGCGCTGCCCGCGGATGACTGGGGGCTGGCCGCGCAGTGCACCGCGATGGCCTGCGCCGCCCACGTCTTCGGCACCGGCGCCGGCTACCCCGCGAAGCTGATCAGCCGCAAGCCCTCCCCGGCCCGGCAGTTCCTGGACTGGCTGCTGGACGCGGCCGGCCCGGAGGACGCGGCCCGCCGCCTGGCGCTCCGCCTGATCTGCGAGCGTACCCAGTCGGCGGACGCGGACGACGTGCTCGAGGACGCCGGGAAGCTGCACGCCTCATGCTCGCCGGGCCGGAGGTAGCCGGTCATGACGCTGATGGGGAAGCTGAAGGGGGCCGCGGTCATCACTGTCGCCCTCGCCGGCTTCCACGCCTACCAGATGGGTGCCGCCGCGACGCCCGCCGCGACGACGGACGCGGTCCGCGGTGCTGCCCATGGCGGTGCCGTCCGCGGCGGCACGCTGGACTGCGCTGGCCTGGAGCGGCTGTGGGAGCAGGCGGGCGGCTCGCGCGCCGAGGCCTTCATGGCCGCCGAGATCGCTATGGCCGAGTCCAGCGGCCGCCAGTACGCCGTCAACACCAATGGCGGCAGGTCCACAGATCGCGGCTACTGGCAGATCAACAGCGTCCACGGCTCGCTGTCCACCTACAACGCGTACGGCAACGCCCGCGCGGCTGTCCTGATCAGCCACGACGGGACAAACTGGTCACCATGGGTGACGTATCAGATCCGGTCCTATGAGGGGAAGTGCTGAGCATCATGACGGATTACAGGGAGCTGGCCGCCGCCGAGCTGGCCAAGATCGTGCGGGACAACGGCGCGATGCGGGGCCGTGCCAGGGAGGCACGTGAGGACCGCCTGGCCGCAGCCGCCGAGATGGAGGCCGTGGCGATGGAGACGTCGTTCCGGCTCGCCGAGGACTACATCGCCCTGGCCTCGCTCGAGCGGGACGCCCCGCCGCCCGTGACCCCGGACCCTGGACAGGAGTGACCCGTGGACACCAGCCCAGCCGGCCCGTTCGGCACCGAGGCGGAGGCCCGCGCCGCCGCGAAGGCCCTCGGCGGGCCGCCCGAGCCGGGGTGGTCGATCCTGTCAGAGGGGCAGCGCCGCCTGATGCTCGAGGTGGAGTGCGAGGCGGCCGGCGTGGAGCTCGGCGACTACGACGCCCGGATCCTGCGGTGGCTGGCCGACTGGGAGGACGGCATCTGCGCCGTCGTCGTCGGCCTCGTCACCCGGGCGCACGCGGCCGGACGTGAGGCCCGCGGTGGCTGACACCGGCATTGAGGCCCTGCGCGAGGACCTGGCCCGGTCCCTGGCCGTCGGCCCGTGGGGTGAGGCGGCTGCTGTCGCGGTCCTGCTCGGCTTCGCCCCGGTGGGCGCGCATCCGAGGTTCGCCCGGTACGCGGACCGTGGCGGCGTCGACTGGACGGCCGCGCTGAAGGACGTCACCTGGTCTGAGGGTGAGCGGTTCCTGATCGCGACGGCCGCCGGGCTGTGGACGGGCCGTCCGTGCGGCGCTGACGTGTGCCGGGTGCCGTTCCTGAGCAGCGACTTCTACGCGGTGTGGCTGGCGATGGTGACGGCCGCCCGGACCGGGAAGGTGCCCGGCGATGGCTGAGATATCCGTCGGCCGCGCCGAGATAGAGATGCTCATGACGGGACTGAACCGCCTGGAGTATGGTGCCCTGACCGAGGACGAGCGCACCACGCGGGCCGCGCTCGCATACAAGCTCGGCATGGCCGCCTACGAGTTCCTGCCACTGCGCGGCACGCAGGCTGCTGAGGGCAATGATGACCAGTCGTCCCGATAGGATGACCACGGCCTTTCGGTCACCATCCCGCCCTGGCGCGTGTCTTCGCCGCTGCCTGCGGGCCGTCTTCGGGGGAGGCTGCTTGGTCCGCGAGGAGGCCGCTGTGGCGCTGGTGGCTGATGCGGCGCTGGCGCTGGCGCGGCGGGGGTATGACCCGGTGATCACGGATGCGAACGGCGTTCGGCTGGTGCGGCTGGGTGCGCTGATGCTCGCCGAGTTCGGCATCGGCGGCGGGGAGACGACGGAGGAAATCGATGGCTGACCGAACTGACCTGACCGCCGAGCTGGACGCGGCCGAGGACATCGTGACGGGCCGGGCTGAGTCCGTGGCGACCGAGTGGGGCGTGCGCTGGCCCGGCCGTCGCGGCGGAGTCCATGAATGCGACGATGAGGACACTGCCCGGTTGCTGGCTGCCCATCATGATCGCGCAGGCATCGGCGGTGCCCTCGTCCGCCGCACGGTGACCTACGGCCCGTGGGAGGACGTGCCCGCTAGCTCCTGATGGCGGCACCTGTAAACCGCCCGGCCTCCTGCCACGTCCGATAGGTTGACCACACCTAACTGACGACACCGGGAGACGGCTCCATGCTCAGACGGATAGCGGCGCTCGCGGCGGGCGCCATCCTCACGGCAGGCGCGGTCACGGCCGCCGCCACAGGCACCGCACACGCGACCACCGGCACGTGCCTCAACATCGCCACCCCCATCGCCCAGCCGATCGGCTGCGGCGGCCTGTACTTCTCCGGCCTCGGCTCCGGCATCCAGCCCAACGGCACCAGCCTCACCCTGACCGCCACCAACCCGCAGTGGAACAGCCACGTCACGACCGCGATCTACGACCCGGCCCGCTCCGACCAGGACTTCACCGTCTACCAGCGGTGCAACAGCGTCGGCGGTACCCGCACCGTGGCCAGCCCGTGCGGCACCGGCACGCCGACGATGGACCCGGACGGGCAAGCCGAGTTCGTCGCGGAGATCACCCCGCTAGGCCATCACCTGGGCACCGCCATCAACACGGCCGGCAACCTGTGCCTGTCCGTCGAGGCCGTCGCCAACGGCCCGGTCGTGCACCACCACCACGCGCTCCGGTGGCGGACCGTGGCCCGCACCTGCGACACCGGCGGCGCGACCTTCTACGCCGGCATCCCTGACGGCGGTGCTGACGCGGGCACGACCGGTGTGGTGACCTCCCCGAACTTCTGGCAGACGTGGAGCCCGTTCGGGCCGGTCGGCTCCGGCTTCGTGTTCGCCAACAACGCCCTGTCCGGCAACCTGTTCAATCACCCGTTCGTCCTGGACGTGCCCGGCGGGTCGCATGTCCCGGGTGCGTGGCTGCTGGCCTATCCGGAGAACGACGCGCCGAACCAGGTGGCCCGGATCATCGGCTGCACCGGCGCACCGAACCAGATCACCCCCGGGCATTACGACTGTCCCTTATCCTGACCTGCGGTAATGCGATAAAACTCCCACTAGGGGAAGCGCTCAGGGATGGGTAGATCAGCCCCCGCTCGCGGCGGACTTGTGCTGGCCGGTGCCGGAGACCGTAACCGGACCCTGCTTCCCCGCAACCATCGAGCGGTGACCGGGCGAGCCGCGAATGGCCCGGCACCGCGCTTAGACTCCGTATAACTCTTGATGGCGGCAGATACGGGCGGGTGACCAGCATGGGCGACGCTTGATGACCACTCCGGCGGATCTCGTGCGGGACAGCTGCACCCAGCTCGCCGGGTACCGTGCCGCCCTGGAACGCCACGTCACGCAGGCGTCCTCCCCGCAGGGCGGCATGGGCCCCCGCCCGGCCGACCCCCCGTTCCCAGGCGACGCGCAGGCGTTCGCCGCGTTGATGGTCATCTGGGAGAAGGTCCCCCGCCTCGAAGCCGCCCTCCGCCTGGCCGTCACCGGCCGTCCCGGACCCCGCCGCGGCGGTTCGGCCGGGAACTTCCTCGACGCGCTGGCCGCCGTCCCCGGGCTGGCCGCAGGGCTGGACGAGGACGCGGAGGCGGTGGCGGCGCGGATCCTGGAGTGGCTGGTGGACCTGGCGCGGGCCGTCCCGGCGATCGACGAGGCGCAGCGCTGGCGGTACGTGCGGGGCCGCGCGTGCCCGTACTGCGGCTGCTGGGCGCTGAAGGTGCTGCTGGACGCCGCTGGCCGCCCGTCGGGGCACGTCGAATGTCACGCCGCCCCTGTCACCCGCGATGGCGTCGAGGTCTGGTGCGCCGACCGGAACGGGCTGCGGCCGGCTGCGATGATGGGCACCGACGCGCACGGCCATCCCGCGCTCATGTGGGCGGATGGCCTGGTAGAGACAGCACCAGATCTGGAGGAGTGATCATGTTCAGCAACGGCAACAGCTTCGCGAACGGCAACAGCCATAACAGTGCCATGGGGGCGCTAGCCGGCGAGGCCCGCAACACCGAGCCCGCGTACGTCCGCATGCTCGCCGCGATCCAGCCGGGCGCGGTCAGCTAGCCATGTGGCGCAAGTCGAGCCGCAGCGGGGCCAGCGACTGCGTGGAGGCGGCGTCGTGGCGCAAGAGCACGGCCAGCGCCTACAACGGCAGCTGCGTGGAGGCCGGCTATGGCGGCGGCGTGATCGGCGTGCGGGACAGCCAGGACCCGGTCGGCGGCCGGCTGGAGCTCACCCCGGCGGCGTGGCGGGCGTTCACCGTCCGCCTCAAGTCCGGCCGCGCCCCCCGGTAGGCCGGATGACGCGGCGGTGGCTAACCAGGGTGTTCCCCGGGCGAAAGGAGTCTGCCCGGAGTGCGGCCGCACCGTCTCCGGGCGTGCCGTCGGACCCGAACCGGACCACGCCGACCGGAAGTTCGTCGCCCTCGGCCCGCACACCCGCAGCACCAGCCGCCACCGCGCCGAAACCTGCCTGTCCCGGGGCGGCCGCCGCGTCGTCCCCCGGATCCGTGATTGACCTGTGCATGCGGGTGTATGGCGCCGCAGGTGGCTGGGCGCGGCAGCCCGGCGGCGCCCGCTGGGTCATGGACCTCTCCTGGTACAGGCGGGTCCGGGCCGCATCCGAGATCGGCCGTGACGTGCACACCGACCCGGACATGATGACGCCGGATCCCGCGGACACGCTGTTCGGCATTCCCCTCAGCGTCCGCGATGATGGCGGCGAGCCGCACCTGGAGATGGCCAGCGAGCCGCCACCGGACCCGCATGAGGCCGCCATGGAGCTGGCCCGCAAGGTCGCCGCGCCGCCGCCGCTGGACGATCTGGGCGACGCCACCATGCTCGCCGTCGCGGCGGTCCCCGGGAAGGTGCTGGAGGAGTGGCGGCACGCCGACTTCGGGGTGTGGATAGCGTGGCCGCACGCCGTGGACGCGGTGCACGCGGAGGAGATGACCGCCGGGCAGCTCCGCGCCCTCCTCGCCGAACGGGACGCCGGGTGAAGCTCCTGGACCGGCTGACCCGCTGTGACATCCATGATCGCCCGCTGCCGCCGCTGAAGATCGCCGAGATGGAAGAGGCGGCCGGCGTTCATCCCGGCGCTGTCGCCGAGCTATGGGCCACATCGGATTTCATCCCGTCGCATTATGACCCGGACCTGATCGACTGCGGTAGCCGCTGCTGCCGGAAGCGCAGAGGGCTGCCGTGACCGCCCCTGGCTGGACCATCGCGGAGGCGGTCGCCGAGTTCGAGCGGGCCGGCGTGCCCGTCGACCCGGCCCGGTTCCGGATAGCCGTCACCCGCGTCGCCCGGCTCCCGCGCGCCGGGGAGATGCCGTCCGGGGAGAAAGGCGGCCGCGGCCGGGTCTTGTATGAGATCGGCGAATTGCAGCGCCTGCACTCAGCCTTGGCCCCGTGGCTGACAGTGCAGGAGCCGCCATCGGGAGGTATCTGACGGCCGTCTCCGGGCGCGGGTATTTGCAATGAGATGGTTTCGGGCCGATACTGGCCCTGGCACCCCATGCCCAGCCCCCCGGGCACGCGCCATATCAGGCCCGGCACGCTCCCCCATCGCGGTGCCGGGCCTGACGCATACCGGAGGTCACCATGGACATCACCGTCTGCGCTACGGGCATCACCCCGGACGGCGCACTGGTGCCCGTCGATGGCGCGGTGGCCGAGCTGACCGAGCACGGGGACGGCACCGTCACCGCCGAGATCCGCATCCCCGGCCCGCCGGTGCCGTGACCATGAGCGAGGACCTCCCAGACGCGACCGCAGACTGTGCCCTGCCGGGCTGTAACCAGCCCCGGCACCGGCTGCTCCTGGGCTGGCACGGCAACAGCGTCATCGAGTCGGCTTACTGCGAGGGTCATGGGCCAACGCCGAAGGTGAAGCGGTGTTCCGAATGCGGCACAGGGCAATCATTCCGGCTCGTGTGGCCCGACGGGATACCGCCAGCGGGCGTACTCAACGGCAAAGTCGGCACCGTCAGTGTGGGCTGACCATGGCTGAGCCGCTGCGTGAACCCGGCTGGTACCGGCTCACCGACCACGGCTGGGACCGGGTAGACGACACCATGGCCGAGGCGGAAGTCGCGGCGGGCGGCGGCTGGGACCTCGTCCACGTCAAGACCGCCGCCATGGCCGAGACCCCGCTGTTCTGACCATGGCGCGCTACACGATCCCCCGCACCGCCCACTGCGAGTCAGGAGCCTTAGCCATGCTCGCCGTCCTCGGGTTCGTCCTCGCCGCCGTCGGCATCATCCTCAAGCTCGTCGACAAGCACGGCGACTGGATCACCTGGCTGCTGCTCATCGGCCTGGCCCTGGTCTGCGCCGAGGTGGCGTGGGGCTGGCGCCGCTCCGGCTACTACCGCGCCCGCTGACCATGGCCGCACTGTCCACCGGCACCTACGGAAAGGTATCCGCCGTGACCTCCGCTGACCTCGCCGACCGCATCACCGCCGCGCTGAAGCCCGCCCACGCCGCGATCGGCGACCTCAACACCGCCGTCGCCACCGGCGGCCCCGTCGACCAGGCGGCCGTCAACACGCTGCTGAAGGTCGTCCAGGACCTGGGCGCGCTCGCCACCGACGCCCGCCAGGCCGCCGCCGACGACGCCGCCAAGGCCGACCGGGACAAGGCCGACGCGGCAGCCCAGTCATCCAAGTCCTGACCATGGCCGAGTCCTCACCGCTCGCGCAGGATCTGGGAAGCGTCCTGAACAGGCACTCCGCCGAGAACCGGTCGGATACGCCGGACTTCATCCTGGCCCAGTACATGCTCGATGCCCTGGCTGCGTTCGAGAAGGCCAGCAGGGCACGCGAAGACTGGTACGGGCACAGGCACGCGATCGGCGGCGACGTCCCAGTGTCGCCGTCCGGTGAGGACCGGATCCGCGAGGCCATGGCCGAGGCGCAGGACCACCCCGGCCGCGTCGTCACCCGCTGACCATGACTGCCCGATGATCTGCCTCGCAGGTGCGATTTCCGGCCTAGCCGGCTGGGCCCTGGGGTACTTCGCAGCCTGGATGACCTTCCGATCGAGGCACTGACCCATGGCTGAACTCGCCGTCACGGACGGCAGGCCGCCACCAGGCGACCTGCCGACCGGCGACTGCATCATGACCTCGCTGTACGACGATGAGGGCGCGGTCGGGAGAGCGACGGGCGTCCGCATCGACCACGCCGACCCGCGCGTCCTGATCAGTGCCGAACTGCTGGCCGAGGCCTTCATCAACCCCGCACCCGGCGTCAGCCTCGGCCCGCCGGCGGAAGACAGGAACGGCACTCCCTTCTGGGAAGGCGCGGTCCTGAAGATCGAAGGCGTCAACCGAACCGTCATCTACCGCATCGGCGAGTACGTGCCCCGCGTCCGCGGCTACATCGGCGAATGGCCCGACTGACCATGGGGCTGACGCTGGAGTACCTGCGACAGGAGTTCCTGAAGCCGCCGCCATGGCCGCTGCATCCCGACGCCGGGCCATGGTGCGACTGCTGCCTGCACATCATCCGCGCTGGTGACGACAGGCCGCGCTACGTCCCGTCGGCCTACAGGTGGGTGACCATGACCGGTGATGAGGTCCCGCTGTGCGTGTCCTGCTGCGCACACTGGCGGGAGAACGCGGCATGGGACCCGACGCTGCTGCCCGCCCGGATCTGCTCGCTCTGACCCATGGCGGCGCGCACCCGGCGGGACATGCAGCGGTGGGCACGCAGGGGCAGCACCGCCGAACGTGGCTACGGCTCACCACACCGGGCCGAACGGGAACGGCGGCTGCTGCTCTACCGGCCCGGGGACCTGTGCGCCCACGGCGGCGAGCCCCTCCTGTGGTGGCCGCTGCAGCTGGCCCGCCGGTACCTCGACCTGCCCCACACCGCCGACCGTTCGGGCTACCTGCCCGGCCTCAGCTGCCGCCGCCACAACCGGGCGGAGGGCGCGACCAGGGGCAACAGGATGCGCGGACGGGCGCGGATGTGGCAGCAGGCACGACGGTGGTGAGCGCAGGTAGCGCGGATGACGGTGAGCAGACAGCGCTGTAGTGACAGGCAGTGACCACGGTCAGCGGTGACCGGCCTGACCACCCGTGCGCACGCCAGCCACCACCCTGGATTGTGGTCAGTGAGGCGCAGGTCAGAGCCAGTAATCGAATCGCCGTTCGAAGGAGATTCCTGGCTACGTCTCCGCAGCCGGACTTCATATAACCGAGGGTAACCGCTCACGTGACCGGGAGGGCCAGTGGCTGACAGTGACGCCCTGCGGCAGCGTCGCCGGAAAGCCCACGTGCAGGGCGACCATTCGCTGTGCCGCCGCTGCCCGGCCGTCCGCAGTGGTGCCGCGTCGTCCGGGCCCGCGGTGACGATGCCGCCGCCGCGCCGGGTCCCTGATCTCCCGGAGCACGACGACGAGGTGACCGACGCCCCGGCCGAGATGCGCCAGCTGGCCTACCGGATGGCCGAGGCGCACCGCGGTGACCCGGCGAACGCGATCCTGGGCGCGGAGCTGCGCAAGACGCTGCTCGAGCTGATGCCGAAGGGCAAGCCGCAAGCCGATGCCGACCTCACGGGACTGTTCGGCGCCTTGCAGGCCTAGGTTCGCGACCCCGGCCACGGGCCGGCCGAACCTGGCGGAGGGGATCGGGAAGACGGCGGAGCTGCTGGGGTTCCGCACGTCGCTGGGCCCGGGCCTGATGCCGTGGCAGCACGAGGCGAACGCGGTCACTACCGAGCTCACCCCGGAGGGCCGGTTCGCGTACCGGCAGGTCGTGATCGAGGTCATGCGGCAGCAGGGCAAGTCCGTGGATCTGCTGGCGATGATGATCGCCCGGGGCCTGCGCAGGCCGGGGACGCAGATCAGCTATACGGCGCAGACCCGGCTGGACGCCCGGCACCGCCTGCTGGACGTGTGGTGGCCGCGGATCGCGATGAGCAAGCTAGCGCCGTTCATCGACGTGCGCCGCGGGTCGGGGTCTGAGGCGCTGATGTTCAGGAACGGGTCGATGCTGGGCCTGGTGTCCGGGACGCAGACCAGCGGCCACGGCGACAACCTGGACCTGGGCGTCATAGACGAGGCGTGGGCGCAGCATGATGACCACCTGGAGCAGGCGATGCGCCCGGCGATGATGACCCGCGATGCGCAGCTGTGGATCGTGTCCGCGGCGGGCGATGAGAAGTCGGCGTACTTCCGCGGGAAGGTGGATGACGGGCGGGCCCGGGCGGAGATGGGCGTGACGGAGGGCGGCTGCTACATCGGCTACTCGTTCGCCGACGATGAGGATCCGGGTGACCCGGTGACGTGGCGGCGGCGGATGCCCGCGCTGGGGATCACGGTGTCCGAGGAGACGGTGCGGACCGACTACGAGCTCATGGAGCTTCCCGAGTTCCGCCGTGCGTACGGCTGCCAATGGCCAGATGTGGCTAAACCCGGCTGGGACATCATCGGCGAGGACACGTGGGGTGCGGCCACGGTGCCGCAGGGACAGCTGTGAGCGGCCCCGTCGCGTTCGGGTGCGCCATCAGCGAGGACCGCAAGCACGGCTCGATCGTGGCGGCCGGCCGCAGCGGGTCGGGGCGGATCCTGGTGGACCTGGCCCCGTTCTACGATCACCCGCGGCTGCTGGTGGCCCGGATGGCTGCGTTGTACGAGAAGCATGACCCGGTGGCGGTGGTGGTGAACCCGAAGTCGCAGAGCGGGACGCTGGTGAAGCCGCTGGCCGAGGCGGGGGTGCTGGTGCTGCAGGTGACAGCACAGGATGTGGCCGTTGCCCACGGCGAATTTTTGGATCTGGTCAATGACGGCGGCCTTGAGCACCTGGATCAGCCGCCGCTGACGGCGGCGGTGCGGGCGGCGCAGCAGAGGCCGCTCGCAGGCGCCGCCGCATGGGACCCGAAAGTGGCCGTTGACCAAAGCCCGCTCGTCGCCGCCACGGGAGCCGTGTGGGCCTATCTCCGGTGGGAGGAATTGGCCAGCCCGAATGTCTGGGCCGTTTGATGCGTTAGGTGAGGTCAGGCAAGCAGCGGAGTGGCGGGGCACGTTAAGGACCGGGCTGGACTGGGCTGGCCGTACCGAACAGACTACCGGAGGGAAGCCCGGCGGCGCCTGGCCCGCGATGGCCTGTGACTCTTGCCGGGATGTGACCGCATGTGGCGCGGCCCGCCGGGGTGCGGGTGCGGCCCCGGCCGGCCAGGGGGAACCGCCGGGCTTCCAGCCGTACAGAGGCGCTGGCGGCCCGGACCTGACACAGTGCCCGTCAGGTCTAGGCCAGAACGGATGCTGACTTGGCGCCGTCGCTGGTCAGCACCTCGAATGCCAGGTCTTCGTCCGGTTCGGTGCCGAGGTGACCGACCCAGATGATGCGCCCGCACATCGCGAACCTGGACACGTGGTAGGCCACCTGCTTGAACCCGATGCCGGCCGGGTCGGATAGGTCGATGGCGGGAATCGTGGGCGGCTCGAGGGCGTGTATGAGCGTCGGGTGACCGTCGACCGTCATCGTCTGGCCGTGCAGCGGTCCGCCGGCGAACAGCACAGTTCGGCTCATGCCAGCAGCTTAGGAGGACCCGATGCGCCTGTCCGTGGTCCTGCTGGTGCTGTCCCTCGCGGGGATCCTGGGCGGTGCGGCGCTGATCGGGGTGCAGGCGCTGGGCGCGGCGGTCATCGCGGACTCCGTGGCGGTGGGCGCGTGGGGGCTGCTGCGTGATGACGGCGGCCGCCGGGAGCCGTCGGTGAGTGAGGTGCCGACCCTGGCGAACGTCCTGGAAAGGGCCCGGCGAGTCGGATGAGCATTCCGCTGCGCATCGTCGATCCTGATGACACGAGCCGGCGCCTTGAACCTGGCGACATGTGGCATGACCACGACCACGACGCGGCGCACGGCGGGGCCTGTTATTCGATCGTGCTGCCGAATCGCTCGATCTGGTACACCTGCGTGCCCGCGCACGGGAGCGGCCTGATGTGGACCGTGACCGGTGAGGCGCCCGACCTGACGGTCACGCCGTCGATCAACGATCTCGACCAGCGCGCACCGTGGCACGGGTGGATCCGTAACGGAGAGCTGGTCGACGCGTGAGGCTGATTGACCGGCTGATCCGCCGGGACGGCTACTGGGAGGGCGTCGCGTCCGGCGCCGCCGTCCTCACCACCTCCTACGCCTCCGCCGACCGCGAGCCCGTCCTCCCGCAGCTCGCCCAGTTCGCGCAGAACGCCAACTCGAGCTCGTCGATCGTGTTCTCCGCGATCCTCATCCGGATGGCCCTGTTCTCCGAGGCCACGATGAAATACCAGGCCCTGGACGACAAGCACCTGTTCGGGAATCAGTCCCTGGCCAAGATCGAGCACCCGTTCGGCCCGGACTCGACGACGGGTGACCTGCTGGCCCGCGCCGAGCAGGACGTCTCGATGGCCGGGAACTCCTACACGTGGGATCCGCCCGGCGAGGACCGCCTGGTCCGGCTGCGGCCCGACTGGACGACGATCGTGTCCGAGGTCGTGTATGTAGACGGCGGCGATCCTGAACATCCGGGCTGGTACCGGCGGCCGGTCGGCTACTGGCACGAACCCCCCAAGGGCGTCCTGGACCGCGGCCGCGGGTTCCTGGCCCCGGCCGAGGAAGTCGTCCACTGGCATCCGGTGCCCGACCCGGCCGCGGACTTCCGGGGCATGTCCTGGCTGACGCCGGTGATGCGGGACGTGCAGGGCGACGACGGCCTGACCCGGTACAAGATCAAGTACCTGGAGAACTCGGCCAGCCCGAACCTGCTGATCCGGTACGCGCAGAAGCTGCAGCCCGGGACGGTGGACAGCGTGCGGGAGCGGATGCACGCCCGTTACGGCGGCGTCGACAACGCGTTCAAGACCCTGGTCCTGGACCAGGGCGCCGACGTGACCGTGATCGGCAACTCGCTGGCGCAGATGGATTTCTCCGGCGTGTCCGCGGTCGGGGTCGAGCGGATCCTCGCTGCGGCGATGGTCCCGGCGGTCCTGGCCGGCCTCGAACCGCTACGCGGGGCCGGCCGGGGCTTCCAGGAGTCGATGCAGAAGTTCGCGAACATCTGGGCGCGGCCGCACTGGCGGTCGTTCTGCGGGGCGTTCAGCCGGATCATGGACGTCCCGGCGGGGAACCGGCTGTGGTTCGACACGTCCGACATCGCGGCGCTGCAGGACGGGGAGATGGAACGCGGCCAGGCGGCCCTCGTCCGCGCGCAGGCGCTGCTGGCGCTGGTGCAGGCCGGGTACACGCACGAGAGCGCTATCGCCGCGGTGGACGCGATGGACCTGTCCCAGCTGAAGGCCGGCGGGGTGGGTACGCCGTCGAGTTCGCAGCCGGTGCAGCACATGCTCCCGCAGCAGCAGCCTGGCGCGACGGCTGACCCGCTCCCGGCGACGATGCCCAGGCTGCCGGTCGGGTCCACGTCGCCCGCTGACGGCGGGAACGGAAGCAGGCCGACGCCGAGGCCGGGCAGCGCGCGGCGGGCGCTGGAGGAGGCGAACGGGCATGTCTGACCTCAGCCGTGTCGGCCCGAAAGGCTACTCCCACGGGTGGATCAAAGAGGGCATGCACGTCCGCGTGACCAGCGGATACCACGGTGGCAAAGAGGGTCACGTTGTCTCGCAGGACGGCGGAAACGTCAAGATCAGGGACGCCAGCGGCGGCGAGTTCCTGACCGGCGCGCACGTCGTGGAGCCGACCGGCAAGCCGGGGATAACAGTCACCCCGCATGCACCTGCCGGAAAGCCGCTGACTGCCGCTGACGTGAAGCCGGGGATGAAAGTACATCTTCCCGGCGGTCGCATCGGCACGATCATCAAGATCCAGACAGGCCCCCACGGCATCCCCGGCGCGAACGTGCAATATCCCCGCAACGGGGATTGGACAGAGGGTTACGCACCGCACTGGCACCCGCTGGATGGCCTGAAGCTGGCGAAGGCGGCCCAGCGGGGGATGGGGCTGACGGGCATGGCTGACACCTGGGCCGCTACCTGGACGGCGTCGTGGGCTGCGGAGGCGCAGCGCTTCAACATGACCCACGCGCCCGCCGGGGCGTCGACCGGCGGCCAGTTCGCCAGCTCCGGCGGCGGCGGTGCCCCGGCCAAGACCGCACCCAAAGCCGCCGCCGCCAAGCCAGCCGCGAAAACCGCGCACCCGGCCACGGCGGTCATCAAGGCCAGGAAGGCCCACCTGCACGAGCGGGCCGCCGCCGACCGGGCGCAGGCCCGCAAGCTCGGCACCGAGCTGCACGTCCTCCAGGCGCAGGAAGCCCACGCCCACGCCGCCGCCGTCAAGGCCGCCGCCGCGGCGAAGAAAGCCCACCACGCGGCCGCCGCCAAGCCGGTCTCCGCGAAAGTCGCCGCCGCCCGGAAGGCCGCCGCCGCGCACCGCAAGGCCCGCGGCCACCACGCCACCCTCAAGCAGCGGATCAGCGGCCTGCAGCAGCGGATCGGCACCCTGAACACGCAGGCTAAGCAGCTCGACGCGCAGGCAGCAGCACTGTGAGCGGGAGGAGCCGGCGGGACTCGAACCCGCAATCGCCTTCTTTTAACCGGCTTACCGGACTCCTCGCGGAGCAGGGGTGCGCGACCGTCGCAGCTACAGCTCCCCCCTGGAGGTCAGCATAGTGAGCGCCGTGGATGAGCGGGGCGCGGTCCGGGCTTCTGACCTGAAGTACGGCCACGGGTCGGCGCTGTGGAAGTACTGGACCCGCGGCGAGGGATTCGCGAAGTGGTCCGGGGCCGTCCACAAGTGGACCACCCTGCGTGACCTGCTGCTGAAGGCGGGCGTCCCGGCCATCTCGGCCGACGGGCTGACCACCAACATCATCACGGCGGTCATGCCGGGCTACATGAAACAGGCCCATGCGAAGACGGAACACAAGGCAGGAAGGGCCGACATGGCTAAGCACGGCACCGACGTGATGGACAAGCCGGCACCCGCGACGCAGCGGCTGGAACTGTTCCGCTCCTACCCGCTCGAGGAAGCCCACGTCGTCACCCGCGCCGAAGGCGACGGATCCGGGCGTCTCGTCGAGGCGTACTGCGCCGTGTTCGACGAGGCCGCCGAGATCTACGACCACGAAGGCCACTACGAGGAAGAGATCGACCGGGCCGCGTTCAACAAGCGGATCGCCGACGTGCAGCGGTCCCGCGCCGGGTACGGCCTGGTCAAGTGCATCTACAACCACGGCATGACCCTGCACGGAACCCCCGCCGAGCGGTTCTCCCTCCCCCCTGCTGTCTGCAAGCACATCAGCGCCGAGTCCCGCGGTGTCCTGACCCGCTCGTACTACCTGGACACGCCGCTCGGCAATGAGCTGCTGGAGATGTGGCGGGAAGGCGCGATCAGCGCCCAGTCGTTCACCGGCGCGATCGTCCGGTCCACCCCGGCGCTGCGCCGCGGCGAGAAGTACCGGCCCAAGGGCGGCCAGCTGATGCGGGTCCGGCGCCTGGAGCTCGGCCTGAAGGAGTACGGGGCCACTCCGTTCCCCGCCTACACGGGCGCGGAACTAGTCGGCGTCCGCATGTCACCGCTCGGCACCTTCCAGGCCGCCGGCGATGACGAACCCGAAGAAGAGGCACTTCCCCCAGATGAGGGAGCCGCCGCCGGTGAGCCGCTCACCCGCACCGACGGTGACGGACCTGAGCACTCGGCCCGGTATCACCAGCACGCGCTGTTCACGCTGCGCTCCAAGGAGGCACGGGAACGCGTCGGGCTGGTCTGGTAACGGCCCGAAAGGACGTGCGGCACATGGCCGCATTGCAGGAATACCTCGACGAGATGGCGAGGATCAAGAACGAGCTCCAGCGGATGGAGGACGACGGGGAAACCACCGAGGAGAAAGACGGCGACCTCCGCGACACCCTCCTCGACCGGTGGGAAGCCCTCGACGCCAAATCCAAGCCGCTGATCGAGCGGATGGAGAAGATCCGCAACATCACCCGCGCCGCCGCCGACCCCGCCAACCTCGAAGCCCCCGCCGGGCAGGACCCCGCCGCCAGCGGGAACGGCTACGGCGGCGGACGGTACGGCACCTCCGGCCCCTCCGGCCCCGACCTGGTGATCCGCAACAACCGGGACCCCTACGACTGCCAGGACGTCATCCGGTCCGAGAACCAGATCCTGATGCGCCGCTCCGAACTCCGCGAACGCGCCCTGGACGCGATCGAGCACGAGGCCAAGCGCGGGAACCTGATGCCCGAGTACGCCGAGGTCACGACCCGCAAGGTCGAGAACGGCGGCTACTTCACCAACAACAACATCGCCCGGCACATCCTCCTGACCGGCGCCGAGGAGTACCAGGAAGCGTTCCAGGAGTACCTGCAGGACCCGCAGGGCAACGCCCAGCGCGCCGCCCTGTCCCTCACCCTGGCGAACGGTGGATATCTCCTTCCGTTCATCCTCGACCCGACCATCATCCTCACCAACGCCTCCAGCGCCAACCCGTGGCGGCGGATCTCCAACGTCAAGACCACCACGTCCAACACGTGGAACGGCGTCAACTCCGCCGGCGTCAACGCGGCGTGGCTCGCTGAAGGCACCATCGTCACCGACAACACGCCCACCGTCGCGAACATCGTCGTCACACCCGGCAAGGCCGCTGCCTGGGTGTTCGGTAAGGAAAAAGTTGCCGCCTGACCAGGTGACTGGCCAGTGAACAACCACGCTGTATCGGTGAACCCCGCCAGGATCGACCGGGGAATACCGAGGGAACCCGTGCCGGGGACTCCGTAGAGACCACACGCGAGGCACCTCCGACAGGCCTGCCAGGCCGGTATAGCCGGGCGGGACTGGAGGTGAAGATATGGTCCGGTCTGCGCCGATGGAAAAGACGCAGAGCCAGGCGGAAACGACCTGGCCCCGCACGCCCTGACGTGCGGGTAACAACGACGAGCTACGAAGTTCTCGAAGACACCGATTTCGGCCAGCAGCTGCCGGGCCTCCTGGCCGACGCCAAGGATCGCCTCGAAGAGGCGGCGTTCGCCACCGGCTCCGGTGCCGGCCAGCCGCAGGGCGTCGTCAACGGCGCCACTACCGTCGTCACCACCGCGACCACTACGGTCGTGGCCATCGCCGACGTATATGCCGTCCAGGCGGCGCTTCCGGCCAGGTTCAGGAATGCTCCCGGCTGCGCCTGGGTCGCGAACGTCTCGCAGATCAACCGGTTCCGGCAGCTCGACACCGCCGGCGGCAGTTCATTCTGGACGAATTTGGGGAAGGGTCAGCCGGAAACTTTGCTGGGCGCTCCCATTTACGAGTCCACCACAATGGCCTCCGGCGTGGCGACCACCACCCTCGAAGCGATCTTCGGGGACTTCGGGCAGTACATCATCGTCGACCGGGTCGAGGCGAAGCACGACTTCGCACTGGCCGCCTGACGGAGCGATCCGCCAGTGCAAACCGCACCGTAACGGTGAACCCCACCAGGCAAGACGGGGAATACCGTGGAAACCTCGCACTACAGGGTTCCGTAGAGACTGAGCGTGTGGCACCTGTGTTATGGGCCGCGCCCCGAGTGCACCGGGGGCGATGGACCGCAGGTGAAGTTACAGTCCGGTCTGCAGCGATGGCAAAGCTGCAGAGGCAGGCGGAAACGACCTGCCTGCCCGCCCTCAGAGGCGGGTGGTAACAGCAACGCGGCGTATCGATGATCTACGAACCGCTGGTCAAGGGGACCGGCGGCATCCTGCCCGCAGGGCAGGCCGGTCAATTTGAACTGGCCGCCTAGCACGGTGACGTGCTAGTGAACACCGCACTGTATCGGTGAACCCCTCCAGGATCGACGGGGGAATACCGAGGCAACCCGTGCCGGGGAGTCCGTAGAGACTACACGTGTGGCAACTCCGACAGACCTGCGAAGCCGGTACAGCTGAGCAGGGCTGGAGCTGAAGATATAGTCCGGTCTGCGCCGATGGAAAAGACGCAGAGCCAGGCGGAAACGACCTGGCCTCACTCGCCGTGACGAGTGAGTAACAATCCGTGGTTCATGTTCTGGCGCGTGGGAGCACAGCTCTCGACCGTCAACGCTTTCAGGGTCATGAAGGGCGCCTGACCTGATGGTTTCCCCTAGTTGAGAACCGCGTACAGTGGTTCTCAACTAGGGGAGCCAGCATGGAAGAATGCTCGCACGACGATTGCCATCTGCCACCGCGCAGGGGCAACACGATCTGCAAGAAACACCAGTACGCCGAATGGCGGGCCACGCTAGGCGAGTGCTCGCTAGGGCACTGCGGCCGGCGCATCGACGCCGCCAAGCTGTGCACGACGCACTACAACAGGAAACGTCAGGGCCTGCCCGACTGGGACGCCCCGATCCCGCGGCGCATGAAGCGCGGCGGGACGTGCAAGCACAAGGACGGCTGCCCCGAGCCGGCATATGCGCTCGGCTGGTGCCGCCTGCATTACCAGCGCGTCTTCAAGCTGGGATACGAGGACGGCGGACCCGTCGGCCTGATGAAGGCCGCCAGCGGCGAAGGCAGCGACGACGGGCGCGGCTACCGGGTCATCACGGTCAACGGCGAACGCTACCTGGAACACCGGTACGTGAAGGAACAGGACCTCCGCCGGCGCCTCGTCCCCGGCGAGAACGTCCACCACAAGAACGGCGTCAGGGACGACAACGCGATCGGCAACCTGGAGCTGTGGTTCGTGACGCAGCCCTCCGGCCAGCGGGTCACCGACCTGATGGAGTACATCGCGGAGTATCACGCGGACGCCATGACCGCCTTGCTGGCGGCCAGAAAGGCAGGCTAGCCAGATGGTGGCCAATCCCGGACTGTCAGCAGCCCGAGGACTTTCTCCTGCCCTGGTATCCGCTCCTTAGGAGCAGCCGTGCGGGTCCCCGTCTCCCAGTTTCCGGTAGACGCCAGCACTGCCAGCGCCGCGTCGATGTCAGCCGGCAGGCCGATCAGCCTCACCATCACCACACCCGGCACCGGGTCAGTCGGCGCCTGCGCCTGCGCCCGCTGAATCTCGCGGTTGGCCATTGAGCTGCACTGGTTGTGCGCGGCCAGCTTGTTGCCGGCGTTGGACAGGCCGCCGTCAGCCAGCCGGACGACGTGGTGAATAGCAGGTACCCACGGGCCGCCGATCGCTCCCCGCAGGCACTGGTCTAGGCCCCGGCCGTCCGGGCACAGGCATTCCGCCATCTGGCACTGCCAGTCGTCACGCTGGAATATCTGCTCATCGGTCACCCCGTCGTAGCCGTGCTTCTTCAGCTTGCGGCGCTTCTGGGCAAGCCGGTTCTGGCCCGCGCTCATTGCGTGTCCTTCCGGTGTGCTGGCTTGAGGATGCGGTGGATGGAGTCCCAGAGGGCTTCGGGCATCCAGCCGGGGAGTATGTAGGTGCCGTCGGGCTGCAGGTATCCCGGGAGCGTGTCCCGGACCCGCTCGTCGAACTTGACCTGGAGTGCGGCCATCCTGGCGTCCCATTCGAGCGTGTGGACGATGCCGCGTGCGCGTTCGGCGTTGTAGACGGCGAGCGTCTCGAAGCTGTCCGGTGTGCTCACCGGAACATCACCTGCTCGGCTAGCAGCGCCAGTGCGCGGGCTTCCTTGCTGGTCACGGGCGGCAGGTCGTCGAGGGATTCCGGGACGGCGTGGTGCCAGGCCGCCTCGAACAGGGCGCACATCTGGCTGTACTGCTCGGCGCTGATGTCGTCCTTCAGGACGAGGCGCAGGCCGATGGTGATGAGCTCGTTCATGGACACCCTGGTCTCGAACTTTTCGTGGCGGAGTTTCTCGTAGAGGTCGCGCGGGAGCCGGACGGTCATTGATTGTGTATCCATGCAACCACTATACCACGGTTGCAGAGCAGGAGGACTGACCGATGGTGGCCAACTACGCGACCAGCGCCTTCACGGCGGCCATCTCCCTCGCGGCCCCGGGCACGCTGGCCGCGTCCCCGAACGTGGGCGGCGGCACGTTCGCGGCCGCGCCGTACTTCTGGAAGATCACCGGGCTGAACAGCAACGGGGAGACGACCGCCTCGAACGAGGCGACGTGCTCGGTGGCCCTGAACGGCACCGCGTCGCTGACCTGGGCGGCGCTCCCCGCGGGCACGACGGGCGTCCGGGTATACCGGGGCACGGTGACCAACTCTGAGAACCTGCTGGTCGCGGTCCTGGGCGCGGTGGTGGCCTACACCGACACGGGCACGTCGCTGGGCGCCGGGACACCGCCGGCGGTGAATTCGGCTCAGGTGTCGTCGTACTTCGTGGATGCGGGGGCGCGGCGGGATTCGGTGACGGACTCGGCGCTGATCGCCCTGTCTGCGGCGAACTTCACCACGACGGCCCCGGTGGCCGGCGTGGGCAACGTGACGGGCGTGATGGCCGGCTACCTGGCCGCTTACCCGGCCGGCCCCTGACGTCCGGTCGGTAGCCTTGGCTTCACGCAACTCCGGAGGCCATCTTGAGCGGACCGCAGCGGATCACCGCGAGCCGGGCGCGGATACTCAACAGCGCCCGCCCGAAGTGGGTGATGATCGGCCTGGAATGGGACGGGCCGGGTGTCCTGCTGCTGGCCAGTGACCGGCTGACCTCCGCGCAGCTGGACTTCGAGGCGCGGCGGTACGACTTCCGCGACATGGCGGACCTGCAGCGAAGCTTCTCCCCGTCGCTGGCGCTGACCACGGTCATCGACACCCGGCCGACCGTGGGCCGCAAGGACGGTTACGTGCTGATCGCGGCGCCGGACTGGGTGCAGGCGATGCAGGCGCTGTTCGGCGAGTGGGCGCCGGACGATCCGGAGCCGCGCGCGCTGGAGACCGTGACCGATCACCTGGCCGTCGACCCGGCCGGGCCGTAGAAGGGCAGGTGCAGGCGGTGACGTCATACCGGCGTGCGCTGGACACGTTCGTGATCGAGCTCGACGGGATCCCGCGGGGGGTGCAGAAGGGCGCGATACTGGCCGAGTCCGACCCGGTGGTGCAGCACGACCTGGCCCACGGGGAGCTGCTGTTCGCGGCGCTGGACACGAGCGAGGACGAGAAGGCGCCTGACAAAAGCGGGCCCGCGAAGGACGGTCCGGCGGCTGAGAAGGCGGCAGCGGTGAAGGACAGCCCGAAGGCTGACCCGCCGAAGCCGGCAGCGGCCAGGACCGGGAAGGGGCCGGCGTGATCACCCCGCCGGACACCCCGCCCGCGGCGCCGCCGCAGCTGCCCGCGTCGTCGTTCAGCATCCAGGCGCCGGACGCGGCCGGCTCGCCGCAGGCGATCCGGTTCCCGGGCGACGCGGACGCGGGCGGCCGGGATAACGTGGCCGGCGACGTGGCCGGGGCGCAGGCGGCGGCGGAGGCCCGCTACCGCGAGCACCAGTCGGACACCTACGGGCAGGGGTCGGTGATCGGCGACGTGATGACGCTGCCGCCGTCGCCGCTGGACACGCCCGCCGCGCCGGGCGTGACCGACCCGTCAGGCCACTACTACACCCCGCCCAGAACCTATGAAAATTAGTCGGGCGGCTAATTAGGAAATGCGCCGTCCGGTAATTAGAATTAACGCATGTGTGAATTGACTGTTCCCGGTAAGCCAACCGGAAAGCGTCGCCATAATGACCGGGGCGATAAAGCCTGCGATGAATGCCGCGAAGCTGAGAACGAGTATAGGCGCGGCATGAGGCGGGGCATCGGCGCTGATGGTCACGGCCGGGAGTACTCGTGGTTCCTGTGGAAGAATTACAGACTGCGGCGGCATGAGTATGACGCCATCCTTGCCGGGCAGCAGAATGTTTGCGCGATCTGCGAAAGACCCTTCAGGCAGGGTAGCCGGGATCTTGATCATGACCATGCGTGTAATCACCCGGGCAAGGGTAAAAGATCTTGCGCGGCCTGCGTGCGCGGCATCCTGTGCCGCCGGTGCAATCTGGCACTGCCGATCCTTGATGACCCCGAGTGGCTGGCGAGGGCAGTCCGCTATCTGGACCGCGAGGATGTTGCCGAGATCCTGCGTGAGAGCAGGCTTTTCTAGGAGGTCGTCATGATCACCCCGAGCGATTCCCCGTCGAGCCCGGCGGACTACGCGGGCGTGCCCGTGTCGGGGACGGACATCCAGGCCCCGCAGGCTGACCTGACCGGCGTCTTCGACGCGGCCAACGCCGTGGCCGGGGCGGGGGTGCTGTACCCGGCGGGGCCGCGGCAGCAGCAGACGGAGGCGCTGATCTCCTCACCGCAGGGCTTCGGGGAGTTCGACATCACCGCCGGGTACTCCGGGGGCGGCGGCGAGGACTGGCCCGCCAACGTCGAGCCCGGTGGCTGACCGCGCCGTCATCGGGTACGTCACCGGCGGGTGGAACCGGCACGAGTTCACCTCGTCGCTGCTGGGGATCTGCCTGGAAGGCAAGACCCCGGTCGACGCGGTCCTCACGCTGGAATCCGGGCCGAACATCTCCACGGCCCGGAACAAGCTGTGCGCCGACTTCCTGGCCAGGCAGGGGTCCCCGGAGTGGCTGTTCATGGCCGATACGGACATGGTGCTCGAGGCGGACACGGTAGACCGGCTGATCGCCGCCGCGGACCCGGTAGACGTCCCGGTGCTGGGCGGCCTGTGCTGGTCGCTGGAAGCCGGGGTGCGTGTCCCGACGATGTACGAGCTCACGCGCAAGCCCGGCGGCGAGCTGGCGTTCGCCCGGCACTCCCGCTGGCCGGACAACGCCGTGGTGCAGGTGTCGGCGACGGGGGCGGCGTGCCTGCTCATCCACCGCAGCGCACTCGAGCGGGTCCGGCTGCACGCCGGGGACAAGGCCGCGCCGTGGTTCCGGGAGACGGCCGTGGGGCCGATGGCGCTGATGGGCGAGGACCTGACGTTCTGCCTGCGCTGCGCCGCCGCCGGCGTCCCCGTCCACGTCTGCACCGGCGTGAAAGCCGGCCACATGAAGACGACGATGCTGATCTAGGAGGATCGGCTGCGGGCGTCTCCGGCCACGCGACCCCGGCCGCAGTCGGGGCAGATGAACGGGGCGGGCGGCCTCTCCTCGCACGTCGGGCAATCCGCCTCGGTGATCAGTACGGACAGGGGCACTTCCAGCGCCGCCGCGATCATGAGGGCTAGCGATAGGTACGGATCCCGGCCCCGCTCGATCCGCAAGATGGATGACGCGTTCGCCAGGTCGCATTTGTCGGCCAGCTCCTGCATGCTCCATCCGCGCCGTTCCCGCTCACGATGGACATGTTCCCCGAACGACACGGGGGGCGTCCTCAGTCTCCTGGTCATATTGCCTCCACGGCTGAAACTATACCTTGAATGCAACGGATTCAGATGTGCGCGCCGAAGCCGGGGGCGGCCACATGAAGACGACGATGCTGATCTAGGGAGCGCGCATGCCGCCGGTGCTGCTGCAGGTCGCGTACGCGGACTGGTACTGCCCGAACTGCGGGATCGCCGTGTCCGCGCCGGAGCCCCCGCCGGGGCAGGTCAAGTTCCACGTGTGCGGGTCGCTGCACGGACTGACCGCGCCCCTGATCCGCGCCGGGGTCCGCTGCAAGGTGGAGGCCGAGGTGCGGGCCGACTACCTGGGCGGCGAGATCCAGGCCACCGGCGACGACGGGCGGCCGTACATGGCGGTCCGCACCACCCGCGACGACGGCGAAGACCTGATCGTCAACGCGGGCCTGGCGCAGGCCCGGCTGGGGGATCGCCGGTAACGCCCTGGCTGCCGAGCCGCATCAGGGCCACCAGGAATTCCTGCGCCTCATTGCCCAGGTAGCACCGGAACATCGCCTTGATGTAGTGCTGACCCGTGTCTACCTGCCGGAACACCAGGACACCGGGACTGCCCAGGGTCAGGTCTGTCGGCCGCCACACTTCCACGTCGATGGCGAAGAATCCGGGCTCGAAGGTCACCGATGACAGTTCCTCATCTTCGCCTGACCGCACCTTGATGTGGATCTCGTCACCGTCGAGCAGCACGAAATCCGGCGCGGCCAGCTTCAGCGCATCGGCCTTCATGTGGTCCAGCCAGGTCACGGCGCAAATCTAGCAACCAGGAGAGGCCCGATGAGCGAGCAGGACACGGGCCGGCCGGAAGAGGCCGGGCAGAACGAGGCACCCGCCGTCGTGGTGCAGGCCGGGCTGGCCAGCGCCACGGGCACGGCCCCGCAACCCGAGAACGAGCCGGACACGGAAGGCGAGGGCTGACATGGCGTTCACCGCGTCGGCGATCTTCCAGCAGGCCATGCTCAACCCGATGCTCGGCCGGCTGTGGACCACGGCCGCGCCCACCACGTTCGCGAACCTGTCCGCCGACGTGATCAACTGCGCCCTGTTCGGCAACTCCGGCACCCCCGACAAGACCGCCGCCGTCGCCTCCACCGGGTACAACACCGGCCAGTGGGTCACCGGCAACGAGACCAACGGCGGCGCCAACTGGCCCGCCGGCGGGCTGCCGCTCGCCTCCAAGCTGTTCGCCATCGACACCGGGTCGAGCAGCGTCTGCTTCTCCACCGCCGCGCTGACCGGCAACCCGGTCACCGTCGCCGCCGCGTTCGGCTGCCTCATCTACGACAACACGATCACCGCCGGCACCGTCGCCAAGCAGGGCCTCTGCTACAACTACTTCGGCGGCACCCAGAGCGTCACCGCCGGCAGCTTCACCGTGACCTGGGCGACGGTCGGCGCGGTCACCAACACCGTGTTCAACGTGACGGTCTGACCTGCCCTGATATCCCGCGACTTAGTCCCGCTCAACCTCTAGCGGGACGAACCTGTACCCGTCCGGCAGATCCTCGGCGAGTCGGCGGTGGATTCCCTCAAGGCACCTGCGGTGCTCGTCCGGGTCCATCGGCTCGGCCACGCCGAACCCGAGCGACATCAGGTCCCTGCCCCCTCCGGCCGCGATCTCCGCCTCGGCATCCGCGTCACTCACGGGCGTCCAGTCCTGCACATCCGACCCGGTCATCCGGTACCAGCCGTCCGTCATCATGACCGAAATCCTACGGGGGTGACCGCACCGTGCCCGACGTCGATATCAACGTGACTCAAGGCGCCGGCACTCCTGTCCGCGCCTTCCAGAAGGTCAGCGGGGACTACGACCAGTACGTCCGGGAAGCCCGCGGCACCGCCAAGGGGACGCTCGGCAACATCCCGTGGCCGGTGACCACCGCCGGGCAGGCCAACGTGATCGCGGCGGACGTCACCCGGGTCGGGCTGGTCCTGGCATCCGCCGCGAACGGCATCGTCTGGATCCGGTTCGACGCCACCATCCCCACCGCCACCGCCTACGACTGGCTGCTCAACCCCGGCGACCGGTGGGAGGTGCCGGTCCAGTTCACCCAGCTGGCCCTGTCCATGGCCGGGGCCAGCGCCGGCGGGACCGTGTTCGCCGCCGCGGCGACGTGCGCGTGAGGAGGGAGAGCCGATGCCGCTGACAACCGCGCCCCTGAACCCGCTGCCGTTCTTCTGGACCTTCTACGGCCATAGCTATTGGCAAGGCACCTTCGGGGTGCACCAGCCCGCCGGGCGGGCCGACTCCATCATGCGGTCCCTGTTCTCCATGGAGCAGGTCAGCCAGTCCAAGAACCACGCCTCCGTCGGGTCCCGGCTGACGTGGAACGGGCTGGCGCAGTCCGGGTGGACGCGGCTGATGCAGTACGAACGCGGCAACACCTACAACCCCGGCTACCCCGACGTCGCCAGCGACGGGGCGTTCTTCCTCGGCTGGGGCATCAACGACGTCGGGTACAACGGCAACACCGTCCAGTGCAACACCGCCTACCAGCACGCCCTGCGGGCCGCCATCAGCCGGTGCCGCTGCTCGCGCAGATGGGACGCGGGCGACGCCACCTTCACCTACGGCACGCCCGGCACCGGGTTCGCCGCCCAGAACTTCCAGTGGGAAACCAGCTCCGGGAACAGCTACCAGAGCGCCACGGTCACCACCACCGCCACCATCTCCTGGACTATCCCGGCGGACTACAAGGGCGGCGTGATCACGTTCCTGTTCCTGGCCGCCGTCGGGGTCAAGGGCGCGACGTTCACCTGGGGCGGGACGGCCGGGGTCACCGGCACCACGTCCACGTCGAACATCATGCCGGCCGGGGCGGTCACCGCCGGGCGGTCCCCGGTGGTCCGCCGCATCACCACCCTGACCGCCGCCAACGCCGGGCAGACCATCACCATCGCCGCCACCGCCATCGACGGCGGCGGCTCGGCCGACTTCGCCGGGTGCTGGATCGAGTCGCCGTGGCCGCCGCCCGTGCTGGTGGCCAACGCGCCGAGGTTGAATGCGCTCGGCTACCTGGCCTACGCCGGCACCTACGCCTCCTCGCTGACCGGCACCGCCGTCGCGTCCACCCCGGGAACGATCACGCTGGCGTCCGGGACGACCTTCGGGCTGCCTACCGCCGGGTTCGTCACCTGCCCCAGCGCGGGCGGCACCGTCACCATCACCTTCACCGGCACCACGGGTACCGCACTGACCGGGTGCACCACGGCCGGGGGCAGCGGCAACTACACCTCCAGCACGCTGACCTGGGCCGGGCCGGTCGACGCCGACGTAGTGGCGTTCAACGGCTACATCACCGCGCTGATACCCGAGTTCGACGGGATGGTCCAGCTGGTGGACCTGGACGTGTCCATCGCCAAGGACGTGGTGGCGCTAGGCAGCGACGGCCTGCACCCCTCAGAACTGGGCGCGGCGAGAATAGCCGACGCGTTCCGGGTCGCGGCGCAGCGGCTCGCCACGTCCTCGGCCTACGGCGAGTCCAGCCAGATGAACGTGCCGAACCGGGCACTGGTGCCGGTCTACCTGCCCCGGATCTCCACCGGCTGGTACACATCGCCCGGCGTCACCATCGGCGGCACCCCGTACACCCCGGTGGCCGGGGACCTGTTCGCCATCCCGTTCAACTGCATGACCCAGACAGAGGTCTGGAGCCGGTGGTCCGTGGAGACCCTCGGCGGAAGCGCCGCGGCCACCATCGAGTTCGCCGTCTACGACGACCGGGGCATGCACGGGCTGCCCAAGCACCTGTACAACAACCCGTCCACCGGGCCGATCACGCTGGCCACCGGCGCCGCCGTGTTCAACTCGCCCACCTCGGCGGGAAACGGCTACTTCATCCTCGGACCCGACCCGGGCCTGTACTGGCTGGTGCTGCTCATCGTCACCACCGGGACCGGGGTCACGTTCCGCACCGTCAAGGGCCCGTCGCTGCTGATGCCGCAGCTGTCCGGCGGCGGAGGAGCATCCACCCAGTGCGGGTGGAAACTCACCGGCAAGAGCGCCCCGCTGCCGGTGAGCTGGGATTTCCCGTTCGACCCGGGACTGAACACGATGGTGGACAACTGCCCGCTGATCGGCATCCAGGTCTTCTGACCAGCCAGGGAAGGGCACTCCGTGAGCTTCATCACCGGCACCCAGGCGGAACTGCTGTACAACCTGGCCGCAGCCGTCACGAACAACACCTTCACCACGCAGCGGGTCATCTCCGCACCGAACACGGCACAGCGGGCGATCATCCCCGCCGGCTTCTTCTCCTACTCTGACGGGCTCATGGTCAAGGCATGGGGGACGGTCGCCAACGCGGCCACCGCCGCGACATTCGCCAACGTGCTCGCCTGGGACCCCACCCCCGGGACCATCGGCTCCTCGATCGCGTCGTTCCCGGCGCTCGCCCCCACCGCGTCCACGACCTGCGTGTGGGAGCTCGAAGCGTGGATCGGGCAGTACGCCATCGGCGCCACCGGGCTCACCCTGCAGTGCAACGGGAAGTGGCGGCAGTCGGTGGTGGCGACGGCGGTGTTCGGGACGGCGAACACCGAGGCGATGTTCCGGACGCAGCTGACCGGCCTGAACTCCGAGGCGCTGGCCGCCATCGAGCTGTGGTCCACCTGCTCGGTGTCCAACGCCGGCGCGACGATCACCGTCGAGCACCTTGACGTGTTCGGCCTGAACTAGCCCCGTGGCGCGGCCCGGCCTGACGTGGCTGCGACGGTTCCGCCACCCGCAGCAGCCATCCTGGGACACCGCGCCGCCCGCCGTCACCGTCACCGCCGGGCTCGCCACCGGGACCGGGGCGGCGCAGCCGGGCAGTAACTTCGCCGGGCTGCTGGCCCTGTCCTCGTTCCCCGCCGGGACCGCCGGGATTACCGTCACCGCCCGGACCGCCACCGGGACCGGCGCCGCCAAGCCCGGCGGCAGCTTCACGGGACTGCTGGCCCTGTCCTCGTTCCCCGCCGGGACCGCCGGCGACGTGGTGACCGCGGCCAGGGGCACCGCCGCCGGGACCGCGCAGAACGCCACGGTCACAACGGCCTCGGGCGTCACGGCCGCCGCCGGGCTCGCCACCGGGGCCGGCGCCGCGCAGCAGGCAGTCATATCCGTCACGGCAAACGCGGCGCTGGCCTCCGGGCCAGGGACCTCCCAGCAGCCGGCCGTATCCGCGGGCCCGGCGGCCACCCTGGCCAGCGGGACAGGATCCGCCCAGCAGCCCGTCATCGCGGTGGCCGCAGGCGCGGCAGCCGCTACCGGAACCGGGGCAGCCCAGACGGGCACACCCGCAGAGACGGTCACCGCCGCCGCGGCCAGCGGGACGGGTGCGGCACAGTCCCCGCTGGCCGCGGTCACCGCCACCTCCGCGCTGGCCACGGGCGCAGGCGCCGCCCGCCAGCCGGTACCCGCGGCCACGGTCGGCGCCAGCCTGGCCAGCGGAGCCGGGGCGGCGCAGCAGCCCGCCACGGCTCTGGGCGCCGCGGCCGGGCTCGCTGCAGGCAGCGGAGCCGCCCAGCCGGGAACCGCCGCGATCACGGTCACGGGCGCCCTGGCCACAGGTGCCGGCGCCGCGCAGCAGGCCACGATCACCACCGGGACGGGCACCACCGCGAACGCGGGCCTGGCCGGCGGGACCGGCACCGCGCAAGGACCGGCCGTCTCCATTGCGGCCCTCGCCGGGCTGGCAGCCGGCACCGGGACCGCCCAGGCCGCGACCGCGGCAGAGTCCGCCGCCGCGAGCCTGGCCAGCGCATCCGGGTCCGCGCAGGCATCCCTCGCCACGGCCACGGTCCCCGCCGGGCTGGCCACCGCGGCCGGGGCCGCACAGCAGGCGTCCGCGGCCGCGAGCGTCAATGCCGGGCTCGCGCAGGGCACCGGGACAGCTCAGCAGGCAACCGTCGCGATCGGGGCCCGGCCGGGTACGGCCGCCGGGGTCGGGGCAGCCTCCGCCCCGGTCCCTGCGGTCATCGTCGCGGCCACCCTGGCCAGCGGGACAGGCACTGCGCAGCAGGCCACGGTCAGCACCTCATCCGCCGGGAACGCCCCGGCCGGGCTCGCACCCGGGACCGGCACGGCCCAGACGGCGACAGCAGCCGTTATCGTCACGGCGGCCACCGCCACCGCCAGCGGGGCAGCACAAGGCGCCAGCGGGCTCACGGCGAGACTGGCCAGCGCCGGACTCGCCACAGGGACCGGTACCGCGCAGGCACCCGCGCTCGCGGTCCTCGCCCGGGCGGCAGCCGCCCAGGCCCTCGCCGAGGCCCTCGGACCGACCGCCACGGCGGCGGGAGCGTTCACCGTCGGCACCCTGACCGCCACCGGGACGCCGGGCAGCGTCCTCACCGCGGCCGGGGCCAGCAGCACGCTGACGGCCGCCACCGCGGCGGGAAGCGCCCTCACGGCCGGGGACCAGCGCACGGGAGGGCCGCGGTGAAGAAACCCGCCCACGCGGCCGGGCCGGCCAAGGGCATCGTCCCCCCGGCGGCCAAGGCCAAGGCCGCCCAGCCGGGGAACGCGCCCGGGCGGGGGAAAGCCGCCCACGCCAAGGCCGGGCCCGCGAAGAAGCCCCCGGCGAAAGTGCCGCCGAAGCCGAAGGTCTCCGCGAAGATCAAGGCACAGCGGCACGCCGCCGCGCTGAAAGCGGCCAAGACCCGGGCGGCGAACGTCAAGAAAGCGAAGCAGCACCCCAAACGGCAGCTCGCCCTCGGCGAGGGAGTGGCGTGCTGCTCAGCGGAAGCGCTGGCCGCGTCACTGCGGACCGCCGGGCGGACGGTGACCGACGCGGACGTACTCGCGCTGTACCGGCGGACCGCGGCGGACCTGGACGCGGGAGCGTCGATCCTGGCCACCCTCGAAGCCGCAGCGGAATACGGGCTAGCGGGCGTGCGGCTGGTTGGTTTTGAGAGGTCCCCGGCCGTGGCCGACGGTCTGCTGACCGGGGTTACACCACGCACCACGCCGCCGTGGCAGGGACTCGAACCCCGACTTCCCTCGTCTCAGGAGGGCGTGCTACCGGCCTCAGGCCTGATCCTAGGCCTCGCGCTGCCAGCCCCGCACGCGGTGCTGGACACCGGCAGCGAGTGGATCACCTGGGGGCAGGCATGGCCGGCGTGGGCGTTCCCGGATGCCGAGCTCGAGGAAGCCTGGACGGTCGAGTGGGAGCTACCGGCCGTGCATGATGTCCGCCAGCTCAGCCAGGTGCGAGGTCAGGACTGACCGGTTGACGTGATGCTCGGGCAGGCTCCCGGTCCTCGTCATCCAGTCGACGATGCGGTTGTGGGTCCGGCTGGCGGCTTCAGGTGATATCCATCCTTCCCGGCCGAGCCACTGGCCTACGCGGTCCGCAACGAGCCGCGCCGTGAGGTTGCGAGCGTCCCCGGCCGCGATGCCGTACGCGGAATCCTCCAGCTCGCCGGCTATCTCGGCGGCCAGCGCCATCTTGTCCTCTTCGGTCATTTTGCCAGCGTACGGGAGGTGAGCTAGGTGGCGCGGTACCCGCTCGGCCAGCCGGTGCGCCAGTCCACCACCGTCCGGCAACTCAACGTCGACGGCACCACCACCCTGGTCAACCCGACCACGCTGACCATGCTGGTGAAGATCGCGCAGGCCGACGGCACGCTAGCGACCACAGGCACCTACGCCAGTCCTGCCAATGATTCCACCGGTGCCTACCACCAGGACATCCCCGTCACAGACCTGACGGTCATCGGTCACTACCAGGGCACGTGGACCGCCACCGGACCCGGCGCCGGGGTGTCGTTCTTCGAATTCGACGTGTTCGACCCGTTCGAGACCAGCGTCCTGCCGCTCGCCGACGGCAAGGACGCACTCAACATCCCGCAGACGGTCACCACGTACGACAGCGAGATCGCCGCCTATGTCGCCACCATCGAATCCTGCCTCGAGGGGTACACCGGCGGGCCCCTCGTCAACAAGACGATCACCGCCGAACGCACCGAGATGATGGCCGGGCAGACCGTCATCCCCGTCCGGCAGCGGCCCCTCGTCTCCGTCACCAGCATCACGTCGGTAGCAGGCGGCGCGATCGACATCAGCGGCGGCCTCGACCTGGACAAGAACGCGGGGCTGATCCGCCGCCCCCTCGGCTACCCCTTCTACGGCCCCTTCTTCCAGTGGCTGCCCGCCGTGACCGTCACCTACGTCGCAGGCTGGGGAGTGACCGTCCCCGCCGCGTTCAACTCGGCCGCCCGGATCATCCTGCAGCACCTGTGGGAAACCCAGCACGGGCCGAGCTCCCGACCGTCGATCGGCGGCGAAGACCTGGTGACGGTGCCGGGATTCGGGTACGCGATCCCCCCGCAGGCCGCTGAACTCCTCGACGGGAGCCAGGGCGGCATCCCGTTCATGAGCGAGGTTTACCTCTAGTGGCCACGGTCACCTCGCGGATGCCCGCGCTCATCGACTACCTCGTCGGCCTGTTCACCGCCGCCGCCACGATCGGTGCCGCCGTCCCGCCGGTCACCGTCTACGACGGGCCGCCCACCACCGGGCTTGACGCGCCGCTGAAACTGTTCATCGGCCTCTCCGACCCCGACAGCAGCGCCGCCGAGCCAGCCGCCGAATCGGTCCAGGACTGGTCCGCGCTCGGGCGGCTCGGCCGGGACGAGACCGTCACCATCCACTGCTGCGCCGAGGCGTGGGCCGGCACCGACGACATGAAAACCGTCCGCGTCGCCGCGACGGGCATCGTGGCGGCCGTCGAGACGGTCATGCAGGCCGACACCAGCCAGTTCGGCGGGAACGTGCTGTACCCCGCGCCCGGCATCACCGGCCAGGCGTTGTTGCAGAACAACACCGACCGGGGCGCCATCGCCCGGGTCGCGTTCGACCTCGTATTCCGTGCCCGTATCGGCGGCTAGCGGGCCGTGAAACGCAGCTCGGCCGCCGCCACCCAGCGGGGATCCGTCTCGCCCGGCAGGTACATGTACTCGCCGCCGAACTCGACACGGGGCGCGTCCGGCAGCCGGTACCCCCTGGCCCGCACGGCCTCGACGGCCTTGCCGGCCTGATCGAGCAGGCGGGAGCGTTCCGCCCACTCGCCGCCGGGCTGGCTGACCTCCCGGTCCGGCTTGAGCATCAGGCGGACCTCCCACTCCAGGATGGGCGCCGCCACCCGGAACCGCACCGCCGGGGCGTGCGTCGTGATGTCCGCCCAGCCGTACGGCTCAAGCAGTTCACGCCACTCGTCCAGGCTCATCTCCTGGGCTTTCACGTCGGTCACCACACCACCGTACGGGAGCGCGCATGTCCATGAAGGTGAACATCTCCGGCGGGCCGCTGGACGTGCCGCTCCTCGACCGGATCGTCGAGGACGGCGAAACCGTCGAGGTCCCCGACTTCCAGCCCGCCCACGACCCGGACTCGTCACCCGGCGATCCCGGCTACCTCGCCATCGTGTGGCCGCCGGACAAGTGGGGGGACCCCGCCCCGGCCAAGGCCAAGGCCAGCGCCAAGACGGATGACACCAGCGGGAAGGCGATGTAATGCCCACCTATGCGTCGGGTCTAAGCGGACAGGTCGGAGCCGTGGCGGAGTCCGTGTACGGCACCCCGGTCACCGTCACCCACTTCTACGAATTCCTGTCCGAGAACTTCCAGTACAACCCGGCGTGGCTCGACGGCCAGGGACTTAAGGCCGGGCAGGCGTACAACAGGGCGTCCCGCACCGTCGTCTCCCAGTTCGACGTCAACGGCGACCTCACCATGGAACACACCTCCGGCGAGGCCGCCAACGCCGTCGCCGACTCGATGGGGTTCTGGTGGAAGTGGGCACTCGGCTCCGCCCTGACCACCCCGACCGTCGTCCTGGGCACCGCGTTCAAGCAGGTCCACACCAACGGGTCAAAAGCCGGCCAGTTCATCACCTGCCAGGTCGGCCGCCCCCAGATCTCCGGAGTCACCGTCCAGCCGTTCACCTACACCGGGGTGAAATGCACCGACTGGGAATTCTCCTGCTCAGACAACCAGATCGCCCAGCTGAAGGTCACCCTCGACGGGCAGACCGAGCTCACGTCCACCGGACTGGCGGCGGCCAGCTACCCGACGCCCAATGGCCTGTTCTCCTTCGCCAACGCGTCCGTGTTCACGATCGGAGGCACCGCCACCACCAGCGCGGGCGAGACCACCGTCGCGACCGGCGTCGCGGTCGGCTCCCGGGTCACCGGGATCACCATCGCGGGCAGCACCCCGATGAAGGTCGACCGGTACGGGCTCGGGAACTCCGGGCTGAAGGGCGAGCCGATCGAGAACGCCATCCCGACGATCACCGGGACGCTCACGACGGAATTCTTCAGCCGCACCGAGCTGTACGACGTGTTCAAGCTGGGGACCACGACGACGCTGCAGCTCGACTTCACCAAGTTCGACGCGGCCGGGCTCGACGCCAACGGCGTCAACGCCGGCCCCAACCCCTACCGGCTGTCCTTCATTTTGCCGGCCGTCAAGTTCAAGTCGGGTTCCATTAATGTAAATGGCCCCGATGTAATCCCGCAGTCAATTGGGTTCCAGGCTTATGATGACGGTACCAGTAATCCAGTTATCCAAGTAAAATTGGTCTCGAAAGAGAGCAGCGCCATTTAGCAGAAAGGCGCCATTTGATCTTCAGCATCTGGCCCAGGGTCGCCGTCAAGCTGGGCGACGAGCGGCACGTCTACGACCGCGCGACGCTCATGTTTCGCGAGGTCCAGGAGATCGAAAAGGCCACCAGCCTGTCCTACGCCGAATGGGAACAGCAGCTCGGCCGGTACTCCATCACCGCCATCGCCGCCCTCCTCCACGTCCTGCGGAAGCGGGCCGGGCAGCCGTCCGACTTCGCCACGATGGAATTCGCCGCCGCCGACCTTGAGGTGGTGCCGCTCCACGACGACGACACCGAGTACACCCCGGACGAGGCGGCGGCCGAGCTGACGAAACGCATCGCCGACGCGAACGGGGCGAACGGGGCGGGCCCTACCCGCGCCGCGGACGCGCCGGAAGCCCCCTCCGGGGCAGCCGGCTCGACGCCGCCGCGGCCTACAAGCCCCTCTTCGCCACCCGTTACGGCATCAGGCCGTGGGAATGGGAACGGCTCACGTGGCAAGACTGGCTCATCTTCAAAGCGGACGCCGACGCGCACCTAGCCAGGCAGTCCAAGACTCCGGGCTAAGAGCAGATACGCCTGCTCTCACCGCTTTGCCCGCTCCTTGCCCGCTGTCGACCCTCGCGACGTCTCCTTCCTGCTCACGGTCTCTAGCTGCTCCTTCAGGCCGGCCAGCGCATCTGTCGCGTCGCCGGCCTGCACGGTCACCCTGGGCGCCGTCTGGAGCGCTTGCCGCAGCAGGATTGTTACGGCGGCGTTGAAGCTGATGTGCCATTCCTCCGCGTATGCCTGCACGTCGGCGGCGAGGTCATCATCGAGGCGGGGACGGATCTGGGTCACCGGTCCTCACTTTCGCTCTGCGTTGAGTGCCACGATCTTCACTTGCTTGATGCCGTTGAGCGACTTGTCGCCCGGCATGTCCAGCCGTGCAAGTCGCACATCCGCGAGCTGGACCGCCTCGCTGTAGCTGTAGGGACCGTCCGCATCAAACTCAACGGTCGCGGTGATCTTGTAGCGCATGATCTGAGGCATTTCGCTGCCCTCTCTATATTGTACCTGAACGGTACCAGTTTGGTACCACGAACGCAAGCGGAGGGTCCGTCATGCCAGACGGGGGCGCTGACCTGCACCGGATCGCCACCCGGCTCCGCGAGGCAGGCAAGGACGGCCGGGGCCTCCGCAAAGAGCTGATGAAAGCCCTCACCGACGCCGCCGAGCCCCTCGCCAGGAAAATCAGCGACGTCGAGCACCTCAAGCCGTACCTGCCCGACCGGTACGCCGCGGTGCTCGCCGCCGACCTGTCCGCCCGGGTCGCCGGCCGCTTCGGCGCCGACCCCCGCATCGAGGTCCGCGCGAAGGCACGCGACCACAAGCGGAAGATCGTCCTGCTCGACGACGGGTTCATCAACCACCCCGTCTACGCGCAGGGCGCGCGGAAGACGTGGAACTGGTCGAACCGGCAGGCCGGCGGGATGCGGCCCGGGTTCTTCGCCGACGCGTGCCGCGACGCCCGGCCCGACGTCCGCGCCAAGGTGATGCAGGCGCTGGCCGAGACCGCTAAGCAGATCACGTCCTGACCAGCGGCAAGAGAGGGGCTCCGTGTCCGGCAACGTCGAGTCTCTGGTTTTCGACCTCCTCGTCCGCGATAGGGCATCGGAGGGCATCGGGAAGATCGGGCGGACCGCCGAAGGGGCCGCGAAGGACACCGACACCCTGACGCAGCGGCTGAACGAGCTGTCCCGCAAGTCGGTCGAAGCCCGGGTGAAGCTGGCCGGGGACAAGGAAGCCCAGGCGGCCCTGGACAAGATGGACTCCCGGCTGATCACCCTGGACAAGCGGGTCGCGTCGCCGAACCTGCGCATCGAGGGCGTGGCCCGGGCCATCGCCGAGATATCCGCGGTGGACCTCGAGCTGGACAAGCTCGGCGGCAAGGGCGGCACCGCGGAGGCCGCCACGTCGGCGCTCGGCGCGGGCGGCCTGTCCGGGCCCGGCGGCATGGGCGCCCTCATCGGCGCCGGGGTGATCCTGTCCCCGGTGATCGCGACCCTCGGCATCGGCCTCGGCGGCCTCGGCCTCGCCGCGTTCGGGGTGTCCAAGAACGCGAAGCTGATGAAGACGGAGCTGGCCCCGCTGAAGGACGAGTTCCGCTCGTTCTCCGAGTCGCTGCAGCCCGAGGTGCTGGACGCGTTCGGCAGCGGCGTCCGCCTCGCCGGGCACCTCCTGCACGACATCCAGCCGATCGCCGCCGCCACCGGCAAGGCACTCGACGGGGTCCTCGGCCAGATCGACGCCGAATTCCAGTCCGGCACGTGGCAGGACTTCTTCGGCTTCATGGCCCGCACCGCCGGACCCGACATGCAGCTCCTCGGCAACGTCTTCGTGCAGCTGGCCGACGACATCCCGCCGATCCTCACCCAGCTGCAGCCGCTCGCCGAGGGGTTCCTCAAGGACACCGACGCGATCCTGAAGCTGGTCAACGCCGGGACGACCGCGGTCGCCTGGGAGCACCAGCACGCCGCCGCCGTGTCGAACAACACCGGCCTCCTCGGCCGGTTCGGCCACGCCGCCGAGAAGGCGTTCGAGCAGATGTTCCCCGGGGTGAAGGCGGCCGGGCAGCTCAAGGGCGCGCTAGACAAGATGGGCACCTCGTCGGATAAGGCCGGCCAGAGCACCGGCCGCGCGGGTGACGCGTTCAAGGGGGCATGGCCGAAGGCGCAGTCCTACGCCCAGTGGGTGCAGGCCTCCGCGAAGGCCACCACGAACCTGGCGACCGCCCAGAACGCGGCGGTGTCCGCCCAGCTGGCCTACGGGAACGACATCCTGACCTCGGCGAATGACGCGGAGACGTTCCGGCAGAAGCTGAAGGCGTCCGCCGGTCAGGTCGGCCTGCACACCCAGGCCCAGCGGGACAGTTTCGGCGCGGCCAACACCTACATCGGGGACCTGGCCCGGCAGGCCACGACGGCGGTCAAGAGCGGCCACGGCACCGACGCCGCCATCACCGCGATCCGCAACGGCCTGCCCGCGCTGGACTCCGCCAAGACGAAGAACAGGCAGTACTGGCAGGAAGTCAAGACGCTAGACGCCTACCTGCACCAGCTGGAGCTGATCAAGTTCATCAGCACGCCCATCCACGTCACCGGCACCGGGAAGTGGTCGGTGACGGGGACCACGATCACGCCGGGGGTGGCGCACGGCCCGCAGAACATCGGCGCCGCGCCGGGCGGGTTCGCCGGCGGCGGCCGGGTGCCGTTCTCCGCCGGCATCCCGGGCCGGGACAGCGTACTGGTCATGACGAAGCCGGGGGAGATCTTCGTCCCGCCCGAGAAGGGGCCGATGCTGGCCCCGGCGCTGCACGCCGCCGGGATCCCCGGGTTCGCGTCCGGCGGGGTGGCCGGCTCCTACGGGCCGGGGCACGTATCCGGGCTGCCCAGTTGGACAGGCGGCCGGATCGACGCGACGCTGACCGCGATCGCCCAGAACACCGCGCAGGCCGCGCTGAACGCGATGCGGGCGGCGCAGTCGGCGGCCAAGTCAACCGGGTTCGGCGCCAATGTCCCCAACGTCGGCTCGGGCGTCGGCCGCTGGGCCGGGCTCGTCAGGCAGGCCCTGGCCATGGAGCACCTCAACCCGTTCTACATCCTCGAAGTGCTCTACCAGATGCAGACCGAGTCCGGCGGCAACCCGAACGCCATCAACCTGACCGACTCGAACGCGGCCGCAGGAGACCCGTCCCGCGGGCTGATGCAGACGATCATGTCGACGTTCCTGCGCTGGCACTGGCCCGGCACCTCGTTCAACATCTACGACCCGCTCGCCAACGTCGCCGCCGCCCTCAACTACGGGGCGCACAACGGCCGCGGGTTCGGTACCGGCGCGGGACAGATCGGCTCCGGCCACGGCTACGGGTACGGGACGAGCTCAGCGGCGCCCGGGTGGGCGTGGGTCGGTGAGCGCGGCCCGGAGCTGATGCGGTTCCGCGGCGGCGAGCAGGTTGCCCCGGTGCACGCCGGGTCCGGCCGCGGCGGCGGCGGGAACACGTACATCACCGTCCACGTCCACGCACCGGTCGGCTCCAGTCCGCGTGACATCGGCCGCCAGCTCGCCGACTACCTCGGCGCGCACGTCAAGGGCGGCGGCCGGATCTACCCGGCCGGCGTGACACCCCGGTGACCACGCCGCTGCCGGTCCTGCCGCAGATCATCGTCGAAGCCGGCCTCATCCCCGACGCGCCCGCCGGGCAGGCCGGCCTCGCCCTGCGCCTCTCCGACCCCGTCTTCGGGATCCTCGACACCGACACCCTCGGCACCGCCATCGGCTGGACCGACATCTCCGCGCAGGTCATCTCCTTCACCATCACCCGGCCCAGCACGCGGCTGCAGGGGCCGCTGTGGAACTACCAGGCCGGCACCGTCTCCATCCTCCTCGACAACTCCACGGGCCAGTTCGACCCCGACAACCTGGCCGGCCCGTACGTCACCGGCGGCGCCACCCAGCTGGTCCCGATGGTGCCCGTCCGGGTCCGGGCCGTCTTCGCCACCGTGGCCTACGGGCTGTACTCCGGGTTCGCCGACGGGTGGATCCCCGCCCAGGTCACCTACGAGGGCGGCTACGCGGAGCTCACCGTGGCGGGCACTGACGCGTTCAAGATCCTCGCCGGGGTCACCCTCGCCGCCGTCGGCATCACCGGGGTCGGGGCCGATACCGGCGCGCGGATGCGGGACATCCTCGGCCGCGTCGGCTGGTACACCAGCAGCGAGCGGCTCCTGATCGACGCCGGGAACTCGCTGCTGCAGGGCACCACCCTCGGCTCCGACGCGCTGTCCCTCATGCAGGTCGCCGCGGACTCCGAGATCGGCCGGCTGTACGTCAACGGGGCCGGGGCGATCGTGTTCCGGAACCGCAGGTCCCTGCTCACCGACTCGCGCAGCAACACCGTGCAGGCCACCTTCGGGGACCTGCCCGGCGCCCCGGCCGGGGGCGGCAACGCCTGGTCGTTCACGGCCAGCGGCACCCCCGCCGACGGCACCTACTTCATCGTGGCCACCAGCCAGGCCGCCCTCATCACCGCCGGGGACTGGCTCACCGACGCCCTCAACCCGGACCGGGTGTTCACCGTCACCGCGGTCGGAGGCCCGTTCGCCGGGTTCAACAACATCAGCATCACGCCGGCGGCCGGGGTGATCCTGGCCGCGCCGGACGTGGTGACGCAGGTGGCGCCGCAGCTGGCGTGCGCGGCGATCGGGCGGGCCAGCGACGACACCACCATCGCCAACGACGTGCAGGCCACCCGGGTCAGCGGCGGGCTCCAGGAAATCAAGGACACCGCGTCGATCGCGAAGTACCTGTTCCCGCGGACCTACGCCCGGGCCGACCTGATCCTGCAAGGCGACCCGGACGCGCTCAGCTGGGCGCAGTGGGTCCTGTACGTGTCCAAGGGCGGCGAGGACCGGTTCGAGACCATCCAGGTCGACCCGGCCGCCGACCCGTACAACCTGTGGCCGCAGGTCCTCGGCCGGGAGATGGGCGACCGCATCCAGGTGCACGTGAGACCCGCCGGGGTCGCCACCCCGATCGTCAAGGACTGCTTCATCGCCGGGATCACCCACGTGTGGGACTCGCCGGCGTCAAGCTGGCTGACGACGTGGACGCTTCAGTCGGCCGATAAGTACGGGTCGTTCTTCACCCTGGATAACGCCACGCTCGGGCGGCTCAACTTCAACGCGCTGACTTTCTAGCGGCCGGGGTAGGCCGGGTGGCCGTCCCAGATGCCGGCGTGGATACGCACGACCTCACCGAGCATGGCCGCCAGGTCCTCGTCCCGCTCCCGCTCGTCCGGGTCGCGTCCGTCGTGCACGCCCTCGGGCAACTCACGGCCGGCCTGCTCTTCGGCCATGGCCAGGATCTCCCGCATGGCCTTGATCTCGCGGCGCTTGCGCTCGGCGGCAGGCTGCGGAGTGCAGGGCGGCCAGTGGTTGACGTCCAGGCAGCCGCATATCTCCGGAGGCTCTTCCTCGTCCAGCCGGGCCTTCAGGAACGCCACCCACTCATCCATGCCCTGCTCCTACCGGGCCGACCTCCGCCAGACGGCGCCCGCATCCCGGGCACTTTGCCTGGGCACCGTCGTGCGGGCAGTGCAGCGACCAGCACACCGTGCCGCAGGACTCGCACACACGGCGGTAGTGCCACGACTCCTCGACCTCCTCGCCGGGCCCGTAATCGGCCGGGTCGTACGGATCGAACTGGCAGCTGCACGGTTCCATGCCGCCATCGTCTCACCACCCGCAGCGAGGAGAACTGAATGCCGGTACCCAGCTGGTCGGTCGGGCAGGTCCTCAGCGCCAGCGACGTGAACAGCTGGTTCATCCCGGTGGCCGCCGTCAAGACAGCCGACCAGTCCGTCACCTCCAGCACCGCGATGGTCAACGACACCGAGCTGTTCGTCCCCATCGTCGCCGCCGGAACCTACCAGTTCGAGTGCTACCTCGACTACACCGGCGCCAACGCCGCCGGGCAGATCCAGTGGCGGTGGATCGTCCCCACCGGGACCACCATGCGGTATCAGTCCATCTTCCAGGGCACCGGCGGCTCCGCCGTCGTCCATTTGACCAACATCGCCGGGGACACGCCCAACGCCAACAGTCTCGGCACCGGCACCCTGATGGCCGCGTCGATGATCGGCAGCATCGTCGCCGGGGTCAACGCCGGGAACATGCAGCTCCAGTGGGCGCAGGTCGCCTCCAACGCCACCTCCACCACCGTCAAGGCCCAGTCCTGCCTGATCCTGCGCAGGATCGCGTGACCGCGCTGGCCGGGCCCCTGTCCGTATCCGGCTCCGCGATCCTCGACGCCGCCGGGACCCCCGTCCGGCTCGCCGGAGTCAACTGGGGCGGCGCCCAGCAGGACGAATGCATCCCCTACGGCCTCGACAAGCTGCCCCGGGCCGAGATCATCGCCCGGATCGCCGGCTGGGGCCTCAACCACGTCCGGGTCCCGTTCGCGCTCGGCACCTTCGTCAACTCCAGCGGCACCCCGAAGACCGTGCCGGCGAAAGCATCCCGGCTCGCCGCGAACCCGGACCTGCAAGGCATGACCCCCGCCGGCGTCTACGCGCAGCTGATCGCCGACATCACCGCCGCCGGCCTGTACGCCATCCCCAACGCGCACCTCAAATGGCCAGGGTGGTGCTGCTCACAGGCCGACAACGCGGGCCTGTGGTACAACGACAACTGGCCGTCGGCCACCTTCACGAACACGTGGCTGCTGGTCGCGGGCATGCTCGCCGGGAACCCGCTGGTCGGCTACGACCTGCATAATGAGCCGCGCCCCGCGACGATCGGCGGGCAGCTGCGGACCCCGACGTGGGGGACCGGGAACGGCGGCAGCTTCCCGACCGACATCCGGGCCATGTACCAGTCGACCATCGGCCGGATCCGCGCCGTCCACCCCGGCGCGCTGTGCTTCTGCGAGGGCCTCGGCTACGCCGCCGACCTCACCGGGTGGGCGGCGCACCCGGTGACCGGCGCCGGCGTCGTCGCGTCCATCCACGACTACCCGTGGTTCCACCCGGCCGGGCAGTCCAAGGCGGACTACTACCAGCAGATGGACACCGCCGCCGGCTACCTCGCCCAGGCGGGCACCGCGCCGCTGTGGGTCGGGGAATTCGGCGCGAACACCGACGTGCCCCTCGCCGCGATGCAGGCCGGATGGCTGCCCCAGATCGTCAGCTACATCGCCGACCGGGGGCTGCACTGGTGCTGGTGGGAACTGTCCGCGACCGCCGTCCTCGGCACCGAGCCGGTCACCAACACGGTGAAGATGCAGGCCGGGCAGCGGGAGGCGTTCAGCCTGACGGCCGGGCAGGACTGGGCCGGGACGCAGACGGACCTGCTCGCCATGCTCGCCCCCGTCATTCCCTGACCTCACGCCGGGACCGCGCGGCCCGGCAACACCACGGGGGGACGGCGACAATAAACACCCTGTCCACATTGCTGTCCATCGCCACCGCCGCCGCCGTCATCATCGGCGGGATCATCGCCTACCTGCTGCGCCGCCGCGGCACCACCGGCCGGGTCGCCACCTCCGACGCCGCCACCCTGTGGGCGCAGTCCCAGGAGATGCGCACCCAGCTCATCGCGGAGAAAACCAAGGCCGAAGACCAGCGGGACCGCATCCTGGCCATCCAGGCCAGCCAGGTCGTGCCCGTCCTCGCCTCCACCGCCGAATCACTCAAGCAGATCCTCGCGGCCCTGGCCGTCCTGGACCAGCTGATGACCCAGATGGACCGGATGGACGCGATGCTCACCCAGCTCCGCGACCGCTACATCACCGGGGAGCGCAGTGGCCGCTAGCGACGAAGCCGACATCGACGAGCAGATCAACGCGATGCTGCTGACCGTGAACGGGAGGATGGACGACATCAAGGCGACCGTCGCGAAGATCGCCGACCTGGTGCAGGCGCGGCGCGGCGACACCGGCCCCGAGGGGCCGCAGGGACCCAAGGGCGACCGGGGACCCAAGGGCGACAAGGGCGACCGGGGCGAGCAGGGAGCCCGCGCGTGACCAGGCCGGAACAGGACCCGGCCGTCACTGCCGCCGACGGCCTCTCCGCGTCACTCACCGCGATGACCCTGCAGCTGGGGAAACTCGGCAAGCGGCAGCGGCGGCAGCGGCGGCTCGTCATCGGCCTGGTCGTCTCCATCTGCCTGGACCTGCTCATCACCGCCGGCCTCGGGTACAACACCATCCGGCAGAACGACGTCCAGAACGGCATCCGCGCCAGCGACATCCGGCAGTGCCAGCTGACGAACACGGCCCGCGCGCAGGACATCGCCATCTGGAACCGCCTGCTGACGATCCCCGCGGGTGCGCCATCGTCGGCGGCACAGAAATCCGAGGTCGCCGACCTGGAACGCCTCGTCCGGGCTAAGGATAAGCCGCGGGACTGCGCCGCCGCCTTCAGGAAGTGAGAGGCCCGTGAAACGCGCCCTGACCCCGGCGACGAATCCCGCCGGCATCGGGTCATCCGCCGCGGCGGTCTACGCGGCCATCGTGATGATCGTCAACGCCACCCACCACCACGCGGTGATCGACCCGCAGGTCATCATCGCCGCCCTCGGGGCCGCGGCGTTCCTGTACGCCCGGTTCAAGGTGACCCCGGTGGCCGACCCGAAGGACGGCAACGGGCAGCCGCTCATCGCCGTGCCGCCCGGGGCTGCGCTTATCTCCGTGCCGGCCGCGGCGCCAGCCTGGGCGGCCAAGACCCTGATACCTCCCGCTGGTCCCGCCGCGGAGCAACCACCGGCCGCGGCGGGACCAGCGGAACCCGCCGCCCCGGAGTGACCCGGGACGGCGGCGGCGGCCAGCCGCGCAAGTAACCGCAGGTAGCTCCTGCGGCCAGGAAGCCCCCTGCCTCCCCTGGAAGGCGGGGGGCTTCCGCATAGCCAGGGAGAGATCACATGGCACAAGCGTTCGCCATCCCGTCAGTCGGCAGCCGCCAATGCGGTCGCTGCGGGACGTGGTACACAGCCGAAGAGATAGCCAGCGGCCAAGCATTTCGGCCCCAGCGCGGTAGGCAGGATGCATCTTACCTACGCAAAACCATCTGCCGTCCGTGCGAAGAAACAGCCAGGGATGCGCGCGACCGCTGGGGCAAGAAGGCCACCGCCACCACCGCCGGTCACGCGGTAAGGCTGCGGACTCCGCGAACAGGGCCGCACTGCCAGGCGTGGTATGACCCAGCTCTAACCAAAGAAACCCTGATCAACCGTTACGGCTGGTCACAGGCCCAGATTGCGCACGACGCAGAGTTTCAGTACAACAACGGCTGCAACTACTGCCATCACCCTTATGTAGCTATGGGCCACGGCTTTGCCGACATCACCCTCGACATCTTCGACCCGCGCTTGCCGCCCGATTATGGCGCTAACACGCGCTGGTGCTGCATGACCTGCCAGCGGCGCAAGGGATTGCTCACGCCTGAACACTGGGCGGACAAGCAGCGCGTCTACCGCCAATGGGAGGCCAGCAGGGTGCTATCGCCCGAAGAGCGCGGAATGCTGTTCTGAGCTTCACGTTAGGAGACCTATGACGATCGCCACCGTCACCGTCTGCGACGCCATCAGGGCAAACATCAGCCACCTGCCCAAGGGCCTGGCCGCCGGGTACTCCACCGGCTCGGGCATCGTCCCGTGGACCGCCGCCGACTGGAAGGCGCACCCCGGCGCAGTCCGCATCTGCCAGGACCCCGCCGCCACCGACACCACCGCCGACATCCTCGACGTCGAATCCGGCGCGGCCGGGGTCGGCAGGTGCGCGCCGTGGGCCGAAGCCGCCGCCGCGAACTACGCGGCCGGGAAACGGCCCGGCCAGCGGCACCCCGCCATCTACATGTCCCTGTCCGCCGTCACCCCCGTCGTCAACGCCCTCATCGCCGGGGGCATCCACTCCGGGCCCGGCCTGTGGATCGCCAACTGGAACCTCACCGCAGCCGAGGCGGCCGCGCTCATCCATGCCAGCGGCGGCCCGTTCCCCGTCATCGGCGTCCAGCACCGCAACGCCGGGACCTACGACGTGTCAGAGTTCAGCAAGCCGTGGCTCGACGCGGTCTCCGGCGACCCGGCCGTGCGGCCGGCCGGGTTCACCGGCCATGGCGAGTACGTTACCGCCGGGCAGTTCAGCTTGGCGCAGCTCGCCGCCAAGCTCGAGGTGCCGCCCGCCGCGCTGCTGCGCATGACCGCCGTGCATTTCGGGACGTTCGGCAACGACCTCGCCGGATGGCTCAACGCGGTCCACGCCGGGACCAAGGCCGCCAGCACGCCGCTGCCCAAAGGCATCAGGCTGTGGGTCGACTGACCGAGCCGATCCACTCGACACCGGACACGAGGCCGGTCTGCGGCGACATCATGAATGACGGTGCCCAGCCCTCGGCCACGAACCGCGCGGCGACCTCGGGCGCCACCTGGTCACGTCCGGCCGCCGGGCTGCTCATCCATGCCGCCAGCTCATCCTTCGTGGCGAACACGGGAGACAGCGGCGAGCCCTCGGTGACGGTCTCGTACAGCTGCCAGCCGTACGGCGTGCCCTCGGGGATCTCCGGCATGTAATCGTTCAGGTCAACCGGCTCCTGCTCGTCCTCATCGTCCGGGTGCTCCGCGCGCCACTCCAGCCGGTGCCGGAGGCTTTCGCGCGAGAACAGCGGCCGGTACCTGGGTGACCCGTCCGAGTAGGTGCCGGGCTCACAGGGGTGCTCCCAGTCGAGCGCTACAGGTCGTACTTCGCGTCCCATGCTCATCTCTCCTTGCTGATACCTGCCCCCGCGCCCGTGTGGCGCGGGGGCTTTTTCGCGTGCGGTGACGGCGGCGACCCTGACGCGAGAGGGGACCCAGCCGGCCTAGCCCCGTCGCCGCCGTGCTTACTGCGTGGCCGTCCGCACCGCCTACCCGCCGTTTCCCACGGCCACGGCGGCCCCGCAGTTCCGGCGGCAGCGACATGTCTGCTAGCCGGCCCTGCTGCTTCTTGACGCCGCGATGCGCCTTAGACATCCGGCACCGACGGCTGAGCCCGCTTGCGCCGTTCCCGTAGCCGGGCGAGGTGCTCGCTACTGGCGCGGTGCACGGATGCGCCATAGGCGGCCCCGCCCGGATCGCCGGTGACCTCTTCGCTCCAGTCGCACAGCAGGCACCGAGCCTGATATAGATGCCACACCCGGCAGTCGGTGGCGGCCATCACGACGACCTTTCCCGCGCCTCAGCCCCGGCGGCCTGGCGCTGCCCGTACGCCGCCACCGACTCCGGGGTGATCCGCACCTTCCGGCCGAACGGCACCCGCACCAGCACGCCCTCATCAGCCAGGCGGCGCACCGTCTCCGGCGCGAGCCGCAGCCTCAGCGTCACCTCCGACATGGTGAGCAGGTCCAGGATCCGCAGGTCACCCGCAGGCAGGCCCCCGGTCACGACGCCTCCGCCTGCTCGTGCAGGTGCTTGATGTACGCCACGACCTCCGCTTCGTCGATGCGGACCAGGGAGCCGACCTTCAGCTTCGTGAACACGCGCTGCCGGATCAGGCGGCTGACCGTCTTCTCCGACACTCCCCCGAGCCGCTTGGCCACCTCGGCCATGGACAGCAGGCCCAGCGCCTCAACGCCTACGTCGGTCATCGTCATCCTTCCGCTGCCGGGGCCTGGAGGCAGGCTCCCGTGTTCTCCCGTCACGGTTGACGGTAAATGGAGACATCCGGAGTCCACTCTAGACCAGACATGTCCGTTGTGGGTAGCGTTAGGGACATGGAAGACACACAGAAGGTCAAGGCGGCCGCCGAGGGCGCCCGCGTCGTGTCGTTCGACCTGATGTCAGACGACCCTGATTTCTACTTCGTGCTGACCACCGCGCTCGGGGACTTCGCGGCACAGGCGCGCGCTGAGGCCAAGGAAGGCACTAACCCCGAATCGAACACCCGGTGGGCCGAGACGGCCGAAGATGCGCTCTGGCGCATTGAGACGGCACTGTCCGGCAATCCCCGGCCGTGACCGGCAAGCCGGCCGGGGCGCGGCCCAACCGCGAAGGCAAACCCTGGAAACGCGCCGACGGACGCTGGTGCGCCCGCGTCTGGCCACCCGCAGGCGGCCTCGACACCAGACCCCGCCACGTCTACGGCAAAACCCGCGCCGAAGCCAAAGCCAAAGCCGACGACCTCACAGCCGAACTCGCCCGCGGCCTGCCCTCCGACCCCGGCCAGACCGTCGCCGACGCGTTCGCCAACTGGCTCGGCAAGACACTCCCCCAGTACGTCCGCGCCGGACGCATGGCCGCCACCACCATGGACTCCTACCGGGACAACGCCCGCCTGCACATCCTCCCCGCCCGCGGCGGCATCGGCCACGTCAAGCTCACCGACCTGTCCGCCGCCACCGTCCGGGACTGGCAGGACCGGCTGTCCCGCAAGCCATCCGCCCGGCAGCCCAGCACCGGCCCCCGCCGCACGCTGTCACCGCGCACCGTGGCGTACTGCCGGGAGATCCTCCACAAGATGATCGCCGATGCGATCCGCGACGAGACCGCCGGCCTGACCCGCAACGTCGTCGACCTGGTCGACCCGCCCCGGACGCTGCCGGCCGAGCCGGTCATCCTCACCCCGGACGAGGTGTCCGCGCTGCTGACCGCGATGGCCGACGACCGGTGGTGGTGCTACTGGCTGCTCGCGTTCCTGCTCGGCTTCCGCCGCAGCGAAGGGCTCGGCATGCGGTGGGGCGACCTGGACCTGGACAGGCGGATCTGGACGCCGGGCATGCAGGTGCAGCGGATGCGCGGCGACGCCGACCCGGCCACCGGGAAGCGGCAGCGCGGCAAGCTGGTGGCCCGGGAGCTGAAGACCCTGGCGTCACGGGAGCGGGTCGCGCTGCCCGTCTCCGCCGTCGAGGCCCTGACCCAGTGGCAGCGGGAGCAGCGCAGGACCCGGATGGCCGCCGCCGCGTGGGCGGACCTGGACCTGGTGTTCACTACCGGCCTGGGGACGGCGATCGAGCCAAGGAACATGAACCGGCAGTGGGCCAGGGTCCGGGAGCGCGCCGGGGTGCGGGACACGGCGCGGCTGCATGACCTGCGGCACGCCTGCGCGTCGTACGCCCACGACGGGGGCGCTACCCAGAAGGAGGTGCAGCGGATGCTGCGGCACGCCAGGATCTCCACGACGGCGGTGTACATGCATGCCCTGGAGGACGTGCCGCGGGCCGGGGCCGACGTGATGGACCGGGTACTTGAAGGGCTGCGCCAGCGCTAGGCGTCATAGACCAGTACGCCCTGTGCGAGCCGACGTGCGGCCGTCTCGCAGTAATGCTCCTCGATCTCGACAGCGATGATGCGGCGGCCAGCCTCGCGGGCAGCGATGAGCGACGAGCCGGAGCCCGCGTAGGGATCTGCGATGACTTCAGCCGGCGCGCTGTACGCCTCGATGATCGACCGGAGCAACCCGACCGGCTTCTGGTTCGGATGGTAGTGTCCCTCGCCGTTGCGCGCTTCCCCGCCCCACTGAAGCCGGAACGTCCTGACGAGGCTGCTCACGTTGGTCCACGCCAGTTCGGCGTGCGAGGCGGTGAATCCGGCCTTCTCGCCGCGCGGGGTCTTGTCCCACACGATCCAGCCGCCCGACGCGGGGAGCTTGTCCGCGTACCAGTTGGCGCCGAACAGGACCGCCCGGGGGATCGCGAGCAGGTGTGCCGGGTCAAATGGCTTGGCGTCCCCGGTGATCCGCTCGGCACCCCACCGCTTCGAGCCGTTCGAGCGCCGGGTCGGCTCATAGTTCATGCCGTACGGCGGATCCGTGATCAGGAAATCAGCCGCCAGCCACTCGGTGACCTCCCGGCAGTCGCCGTGATACAGGGTCACCCACTCGTCCTGGTAGTACGGCGCGGTCATGGCCGCCGCCGGTTGCGCTCGCGTTTAAGCCTGCGGACCATCCGGCCGAGTTCCAGGAGGTCTAGCTGAGGCGGCAGTTTTTCAGTCCTGCGGACACCTGCCGCCGAACGCGCCTTCAGGATGTGCTCGATCAGCGGCAGTTCCGGCCGGAACCACTCACCCTCCACGCGCAGCGCGGCAAAGTGATCATGAACCATGCGCTCTTCGCGGTGCGCGCCACGGTGTGCCGCCATGAGGACGAGCGGCCCGTGCTCTTGCCTCAGCGTGGACCAGCGGCTGATGATCGTCCGCGAGGTGCCGATCTTGATGAGACTGTCGGACTCGCGCTGGCCGTAGTAGACGAGGCTCGTCTCAGTGCGGCCGATCTCGGCGGCCCACTTGATGGCTTGCTCGTAGTGGTAGTCGCAGAAGTAGGTATCGGCCACCTTGTGCGGCGCGGGATCGCCGCACATCTCCTCTTCGCCGTCAAGCGTGAGCGGTCGCCAGTAGGCGGTGCAGGTTTTCATGATCGCTCACGGTTGCTGTCACGGTTGCGGTCAGTGATGACCATCTGAGGGGATGCCAACCCGCAACCGGAGGTGTTTCCGCTGGTCAGAGAAGCGCGCTCGGAGGGACTCGAACCCCCAACCTTCTGATCCGTAGTCCTGGGCGGCGGCAGACACGGGCGGACTCCAGCGCGGTAAATCCTGGTCACGGGCACGGGTGTCCGCCGTGGTCCGCTGGTGTCCGCGCTCGCGGTTGCTGTCACGGTTGCTGTCACCCGTCTTCCGGCTCATCGCGCCGGATGCGGTATTCGGCTAGCGCTTCCGCCAGCACCGCGTTAACCGGCCGGCCCGCCTTGGATGCATACTCCAGCAGCCACAGCCGATCCGGTTCCGGGGGCCGGAACCGGATCGGTGCGTACTTGTGGCGGTCGCCCATCGCTAAACCTCGTTCGCCGGATCCAGGGCCTCGTACAGGAGGGTGAGGATGCCCTTCGTGCGCGGCCGGGGGCTGACCTGGGTCTCGACCCACCGGACCGCCTGGTCCTGCGTGAGGTCAGCGGTTATCACGGCCTGCTCCTCGTGGTAGTCGCTCCGCTTCTCCTCGTGCTCCATGTTCCTGCTCCCGTTCTCTAGGTGGTCCTACCACACTACCGCGTGGTAGGACCACACGTCAAGGGGGAGCCGGGGTGGTCCAGGTCGATAGCCTCAGCGGTCACCACAGCGCCTCCTGCGCGCACAGGACGCCGACCCCCGGCACGCCACTCAGCGCGGCCAGGTGAGCCGCCCACGCCTCAGCCAGCGCGGTGCGCCACACGCGGTTGTGCTCGCAGTCCGGCGGCACGGGACGGCCCGGGCCCAGTGCCCGCCACGCCCGGTTGTGCCCGCAGTCCGGCAGCGCCCGGGCCACCGCGTCGTACGCGCGCCACTCCGGCGAGAACAGCCCCGCCAGCGGGTCAGGCTGCGGCACGAGACCGCTCCCCCGGCTGCTGGCGGGCCGGAACCCACGGCATGCGGCGGTGACCGCCCAGGCAGTTCAGGCACGTCACCTCACCTGGATCGGACGACACCGACACCTGACCCCGGCCGCACTTCGCCACCCCGAACCGCAGCGCCCGGTGAACGCGGCGGCCGCGGGACGGCCGGACATACCCGTCCGCGACCCGGTCCTGCCAGCCGCGGGCCTCCGCCTGACGGCACGACTCGTCCACCGGGTCACCCCGGCGCAGGTGCCGCCGGTACGCCGCCCTGGTGCCGCACGGCTCCAGCTCGCCGTCAGGCAGCGGCTGGCCCCGGCGCATGCCCGGCACGCCGCTCACAGCGTGCCCAGCGGCGGCAGGAGCTCCGTCCGGCAGCCCGGCGGCGGGTCCTCCCGCTCCTCGGCGAGGACGCCCGCCAGCCGCGCGGTGTCCCGCTCGAGTTCCTGGCGGCGGCCCCGCTCGAGTGAGGGCAGCTCCCAGCTCACCGGCTCGCGGCCGTTCATCAGCACGTCAGCCATCACGCCTCCTGGTGGATTCTCATGCGGCACGGATCGCACCAGCCGGGCGCCCCGTCATAGTCAGGCCGGCCGGGCGCGGGGCAGTTGCACGGGCAGTCGCACGGCGTCCCCGGCTGCAGTGCGTGCAGGCCCAGACTGGCGGCCAGGATCGCCGCGAGCATGCCCGCCATCCACGTCATGGTCCACAGGCCCCGCGAGCTGTACCAGGCGCACAGGGGCGCCACGAAGACGGCCAGGGCCATGACCGCGACGAGGGCGGCGCTGGCGAGCCAGCGGGCGGCGGTCACGCCGCACCTGGCGCGGGCCGGTCGTAGCCCAGCAGCTGCCGCGCTGCGGCCGCGCCGCGCTTCTCCGTGCCCGGCGGCACCGTCGACTTGCGGAACGGGTCCGCCGCGGCCCGCTTCAGGTCCCACGGGGACCCGGACGGGTGGCGCATCAGGCGGACCGTCTCGGCCAGGGTGCGGTCCCACGTCCACCCGGCCTGCCTGGCGGCGAGGAGGGCGGCGGCGAGGATGTCGCAGTCCCAGGCGGGACGCACGGCCCGGGCCAGGGCCAGCAGCTCGTCCGGGGCCGCCTGGATGTCTTCGGTCTCAGGGGGACGGTCCATGTCAGTACACCAATCCGGGGCAGGTGGGTGAGACGAGGCCGCAGTATCCGCAGTAGGCGGGGATCATGTGGCCGTATACGACGGGTGCGGGTTCCTCCTCGTCGTGGCTTTGCAGGTGGAAGCAGCCGACGCAGGCGAGGGTGACGGGCGGCCGCGTGGCGGCGTGGTCGTCCAGGCCGGTCCGGAAGTTGCTGCGACCGGCGTTGCACGGCTCGCACAGCAGGCGGAGGTTGCCGCTGGTGTCCGGTCCCCCCGCGGACCACGGCACGATGTGGTCGAGGCGGGCGGTCCTTATCGTGAGCGGTATTCCGCAGCTAAGGCACATGCCGCCATCGCGCTCGAATATCAGGCGGCGGACGAATGGCGGTATCCGCTCCCGTTCGCCGAACCGGACGAGCGGCCACCGCTCCTCAGTGTCGGTGGCGAGTGCGTACCATCTCATGTCCTCAAAAGTCTCAACCAGCAGGGCAACTAGCGGCGACGGCTGACGGTGAATTCCGTCCGGGTCATTAAACTCCGGGTTTTCCACAAGTTCGGTGTCCATCGCGTGCGCCCCTTCCAGCTGTAGGTGTGTGGTCATCAAGCTTCGTCAGGTTGTTGAGGTGGTTTAGTAGGTCTTAAGTTCAAAAGAAAGAAGCATGGCTTCGCCTGAGCCGGTACTGTGGTACCGGCTCGCCGGTACTGTGGTACCGGCAGGTTTCTGTGGATAACCCCCCGTGAGGCGGTACTGTGGTACCGGCTGGGCCGAGGTTATCCACAAGCCCGTACGCGACCGCCGCGCCTCTTTCCAGGATCATGAATACGTCAGGAACCTGGTATTCGACGCTCTTTCCGGAGACTGCGTAAACCCTCTTTCCGTGCTTATCCTTGCCTTTACTGACGCGGAATTCAAAGCCTCTTTCCGCGAGCCTCTGAAGCGCTTTCCTTACCCCGTCTCCGCTCATTCTGGCCCGCCTGCAAAGCTCCGGGTTATCGAGGTACGACCGGCGGGTGTCGTCATTGGCCGAGTCCGCGATGATGAACGCGACGACCAGCTCCCCGCTCGTCCAGTTCTGCGGCGCGAGGTCGCGGATCTGGCGATAGAGCCTGTATCCCACGTTCAACGGTCCCGTCTCCTCAGCTAGCGGGCAGGCACGTGCCAGGTGCTGCGGGCCAGCAGCCTGCGGATCAGTTCCCGCCACCCCGGCCGCCGCGGTGCCGCGACCGGCCCGTCTCCCCACGTCGTCATCCGCCGCCTCCGTGGAATCCGGCCGGGGCTGTGCTGTCCGCATCACGCCCAGCCCCGGCCGGGGTCTCGAGGGTCACCACAGGTCCACCGCGGCGTTGATGAAGACGGCGGCCAGGGCCGCGCCGGCGATGACGGCGGAGGCGGCCATCTGCCGGTCGTGCCGTTTCAGCCCGTCGCGGGCGAGGAGTCCAGTCATCCCGAGCATGCAGGCGGCTGCGACGGTGAGGCTGATGGCGAGGAAGTGCGGGTTCACGTCCTGCTCCGTTCGGTGCGGCTGTCGTGTTTCCAGCCGCGGCAGATGGCGATGAATGCCCGCGCCTCGTCCGGGTCGAGCGTCTCGCCGTCGCCGGGCTGGCCGGGGATGCGGCGGGTGGCCCGGGCGGTGAGGTAGCGGGCGTGGCGTGCCGGGTGCCGGGCGGCGCGGCTGACGCGGACGGCGCAGATGGCCACCAGGGTGGCGGCGATGAGCACGCGGATGGCCATGGTGCGGCGCAGGCATCCGATCCGTCCCCGGCCGCGGGCGTGACCGTGGCCGAGGGTGAGCGCGGCGTAGATGGCGCATCCGGAGATGACCAGGGCCATGAGTGCGCAGGCGGCTGTGAGGATCACGTCGGGCCCGCCTGGGCGCCGAGCCATGCGCGGCCGTCGGTGATCATCCGCCCGGCGGTGAAGGCGAGGACGTTGCAGACCACCGTGGCGGGGACGCCTTCCTCGGCGAGGGCCGCGACGGACGCGGCGCTGACCAGGAGGGCCCGGCCGGCGGTTTCTGTCTCCTCGGCGGAGAAGTGCCGTTGCATGTGCTCAGCGAGCAGGTCGGCGATCTGGACCTGGCTGCGGGTGAGCCCGTCGCGTTTGAGGCGACCGCGGGCGAGTTCGCGGAGGGCGTTGTCCTCGTCGTACAGCGGCGGTATCCCGGTGTCACTCACCGCCGGCCCCTGCCTGCTCGCGTTCGGCCATGGAGGCGATGAGCGCGTCGCGGTCGCCGCCGAACCCGTCGAGGGTGTCGATGAGCTTGCTCGCCTCGCGGAGGGTCAGGTTCCTGCTGGACCGGCCGGGGAAGGGCCCGTGCAGCGGGGCGCGGCCGGTGATGACCTCGGCGAGGACGAGTTTCTGCTCACGGTCCTGGCTGCCGAATCCGAGCCCGGTCAGTACGGTGTGC